ATCGATTAGATCTTCTGTTACCTTAAGGTGTATTTTCCCATTTTCAACTTTTGCAATTGCACTTGCTACTTCTACATTATTCGGTTTTATAACCGTTACTGCCGCGTTTATTGCGTTTGTTTTTTCTATTAAATCTCCTTCTTTTTCAAAGGCAAAACGTGCACCTTTTATTGAAAAATAATAATGTATATTTCTATTACCTCTAAATAAAAAAATGTCTTTATTTAATTTTGCTCTATTTTCATTTACAGATACTTCGTAGTTGTATTTAATCAAATTAACACATCCCCTTCCTATTCTGTATAATAAATTCTTACTGTTCCGTTCGTTAAGGCTGAATAATGACTACTATCGTATGCTGATTTAAGTCCGAAACCTTTTATTATTCCACTTTTTATTCCATTTAAAACAGTCGAATCTGTAATTGTAACTGTTCCTTTTTTGCCCCATGCTAGGGATAGTGTTTTATTACAACTAGTATAAAAACTAGGTGTTGAACTAGGCCTTCCAGAATATGTATGTGCTTGAAACACATGAGAAGTTGATGCAGAATAACCTATATCACTACTTCTAGTCACATCTATTTCAACTTTTGTTATATTCTTGCCTTTCACTTCAGCAAATTGTGAACCATAGAACCAATAACCATTACAATCGCCATAACCCCAATCACCTTGTCTACATTTTCCTCTACCTTCCCAGTTATTGTAAACAGAACTTCTATATGTGTCTGCATATTTTGGTTTAAATGTTTCAAATCTAGTTGTTGTAGGGTTTACAGTAGTTGTATTTGAACCGCTATCTTTTGAAGATGAAAAAGTAACTCCTGTAGAAATTATTTGTCCGTTACCACTTGTGAATGTATTATTTCCTCCACCTGCTTGTTGTCCTGGATATAACACAATTTTTGCTCCTGTACCAGCATTCCATGAATTTCCAGTAGAAAGACCAGAAGATGATTGACAATACAATTCAGTCATCGAATAAGTTCTACAATTATATTTACAACCTACAAATGATATATTTTCCATATACACTTTTGATTTTTGAGTCGCTCCAACTCCTACAGAATTGGAATTTACACTGTCGCCATATATTTTTAAGTTGTATAGATTTACGTTAGGGCAATCAGAAAATATAGTAGTATAATAATAACTTCCCACATTATAACTAGTATAAGGCATTATAGAACCCATCGTAGTGTCTGTGGTACTATTACCCCCATAAATACTGTATTTGGCATTATTATATATACTTCGTATAGTTCCTTTTATTGTGTTACCACATAGAAATATATTGACTAGTCCATTTATGTGTCTTCTCAACTCAAGATTTTCAGTTGTATTCGTAGTCAGATAGATTTCTACTGTAAAACCATTAAGATTCAACGGTAAATCATCTAAATATTGTGAAATTGTTTCTCCACTTGATACATAAATAGTTTTATTTTCAGAAAGTGCAGGTGGAATATCTGCTGATATCAAAGTATCTACATTTAAAGAATCACATGTAAAATTACCTCTTACATTTAGATCCAAAATATCTAATTCACCTTCATCAGTAATTTTCCAACCAGAACCTTCCATTAATCCGTTGATTAATATTTTCTTAGCTGACAATTGAATGTTAGAAGATGCTATTGCTTGTATTAAGCTGTCAGTCAAAGTTATGCTTGAACTTGTAGAGCCTTTTTGCACTATCCATTCAAATTTTTCAGCAGTTTGATTTGCTACTGATATTGCTTTTTCTGATTCGTGCTTAGCCTCCCAGCTACTCAAATAAGCAGGAGTAGTAAAAGTTGAAGTTCTATCCGAATATGTAATTTTAGTTACATACCAAAGGAATTTTCCTTCCACATAATCTGGAAGATTTTTCGTCCAACCTGCAGCATAAATATCTGGAGCATTAGTTTTGGAAGTATGCACATAATACAATATTTCTGTATTTGTAATACTAACTCCATCGTCACCTTTTTCTCCAGGAGGCCCTTGTTTTCCGTCAATTCCACTTATACAAGTAGGTTCATCATAAGTAATGTCCCCCTTATTATTTTTTGATGCAGTACGCATCCAAATATATCCTGTAGTAGAAGAACTTGGTCTAGCAGTTGACCAGCTACCTCCCACTAACTCAGTAGAAGATGTAGAAACATAAAATTCATTATATACATTAGCTAATAATACATCTGTCGTTGATTGTAAATTTTGAACTGTTGTTTTTATACTGTCAGCTGTTTGTTTTACTTGAGAAGCCTGTGATACGGCTCCCTCTGCTTTAGCTTTAGCATCATTTGCTACACCCTCAATAACGCCTACATTTGTTTCGATTCCATCTACTGTCTGTAATAGTGTTGAGTATAATACTTTTAATTTTACTTTTGTCCCGTCTTCTTGCTCGATTTCTGTATCTGCTATAACGCCTTCTATTCTTTTATTTTGTTCGTCTACATCAAATCTAACTGTATTTAGTTCAGGAATTTTTTCTCCATCAATGTATATAACCCCATCTTCGCCTAGATACAAACTATTTTTTTCACCATTGTTTGTAAGCAAAGCTATAACACTCGTTATATCAGCATCTAATTTTCTATCACTTACATTCTTAATTTGTTCTCTTAAATCATTTTCTTTTTCTTTTTCTAGTATTCTTTTAACTTCGTTGTAGTTTTCAGTATAAGTAGCATGTGCCTTTTCTAGGTCGTATTTGTCATCTTGTGTTATTTTTCTATTTGTTATAACTTTTTCAAGCAGATTTGTTAATTCATCATAACTAGAAGAGAAATTATCATGCTCTCTAGTTATAGTATCTATATTGCTCATAATAATTCCTCCTTCTATAATTTCTTAGGTCTAGCACAGAATAGTATCTTATCTGTTTTGTTTTCTGTGATTAGTCTTGTTTTTACCCCGTTCGGACATTGTGTCGATTCTATTGTATATACTGTACCTCCATCTTCTGTTGGTCCAATGACAATAGCTGCATGAGAACAATTCATATAACGGCCATTCTCACCATTGTCTCTATCCCAAAAGACAATGTCTCCAGCTTCCAAGTTTGAGAAATTAGTTATATCAACGTCATGTAATACCCAACCATTTTTTACACAATATTCTGCTTGCTCTGCTGCGTTTCTTGGGAATGTAAATGCCCAACTATAAGCCGTGTTTCGTTTTAATGAAGTCATTTTATGATTTGCATAAGGAGAATGATCGTAATCTAATCCCATATATGTAAATTTAGTTAATGTACTACAATCTATTTGACCTTTTTTTCTAGTTGAATCATACCACTTACTTAAATTCTTGGCTGGATTCGAATATGATGCAGGTGTTTTTACTGCTGTTGTAGAATATTGTCCTCTATACTCTAAATCTGTACGATTTAAGTATGTTTTTGCTATTTCAGCAACTTTTTTACCACCCTTAAAAGTGTAAGGTTCAGCATATCCTTCGCCCTTATCAACAGCTACAGACCCATAGTATTTATAATCTATATTTGGATTTGCATTGGCCATTATTATAATTCTATATCCTACGTTTGGTCGTGGCACTAATTGTCCTGCGACACAGTCAACACCTTCAAGATAACAAATTTTAGATTGAGAGTAACTGATTTCATCCGCAGTCGTAAACATTAACCTAGCATAAAAACTTTTATCAACATCACTATTTAGCCTAAAAGTAAGTGATTTTATAGTTGTTTTTGGATAATAGTAATTTTTTGTGCTTTCTAGTACAATATCTATTACTTTTCCTTCTCGTTTTGATGCATTACCATCATCATCACCAGTATCGCCATCTCCAGTGTCTCCTCCACTTCCTGAATCTTTCTTTTTATAACCTATTGGAGTTGCTAATAATTTTTCTTTTATTGCATCATAAAAAACACTAACGCTGGCATCATCTTTGAAGGTATAGCCATCACTAGTGTAGCTAGAATTTAATACATTTGTATATGTTTCTAATTTGCTAGATATATCTAATAAAAATACATCGTCTTCATTATCACAGAATGATTTTATTTGAGTATTATAAGTATCTATAGAAGTATTTACTGTCGAATAATCTGTATAAGCAGTTCCAACGTGCAATTCTTTTAATATAAAAATCGGAGTGTTTCTGTATTTACTTTTTAATATAGAAACTAATGTTTTTACTCCGTTTATCCCTTTTTCTGTTAGATCATTTAATCCAAAATGTGTTAAGACATAAGGAGTTGAACTTGGATAAACTTTATCATCATCTTCAAATAACCCTTCTACTTTGCTTAACAGATTGTTATTATCGTCATAAAAATCATATGCATTTGCTTTTCTAACTGCTTTTATATACACCTCATTCATATCTGTTTTGTCAATAACAGGAGTTTCCTCTACATTGTTATTGTCAACCTCAACAAGGTCATAAGGTCTTAGACAGAATCCATATTTATATATGTCTGAGTAAACAGCCATATAACGAATTGCCTTTGGCCAATAATCCCATTGTCTAGCATGTGCAACCATATGTGTGCCGTCTACTTTACCACAATAAATTAACGTATGGTGTGTAAATTTATACGCCATAGCTTTTGCTCTAGTTAATGTAGTTGGACACTCCTTATTGCACATCATTATTATGTCACCTGGTAACATATCTTCTATAGATGTTTTAGTTATCTTAAACATTGTATAACCACTTTTTCTCGTAGCATAGTCAACAAGTGTTCCTGCTGCACATAAGGAATCACTATGGAATATACTTTTTAATCCAGCTTCACCATAACAACAAGTGACCATAGAACTACAATCATAGCAGATAGGATTTTTTATTCCGTAAAAAGTACCTTTTCTTTTGTTAGGCTTTTTAAAGTTCCAAGTACGATAACTTTGGTCATATGTTGCCAACTTATCTGTATGTTGTTGAACTATAGCTTTTGCCGTATCAACTATAATTTGTCTTATATCAGATGCACTTGCTTGGCCTGTTCCTTTTGGAGTAGATACACCAACTCCATAGCCTAATTTATTACCTTGTGCATCTTTGTAATAAGGCAATTGGCCATTTACTACTTTATACCAACATAAATACAATTCTACGTTGTTTGGAGTTCCTAATCCTTTAGTGTCTTTAAAAATTTGTCTATAAGCTGCAAAATCAAATTTTCTACTATCTAATTCCTCGTAAACTTTTAGTTTTGTCTGATTAGATTGAGAACTCAAATAATAAGAATCAACAAATGTATATCCGTACTTGTCGCACACATATTTACTTACTATCCAGTTAAGTGAGCCTTGGCCCATATTATTAGCTACTAATCCAGCAAATATATTTCCATGAGCATAGTCAATAGCTTGACGTAGTTCCCAACAACCAAATCTTATTTGATTTAGAATGTTTCTATCTACTGTTATACCGCTAAGCGTTGCATTTCCACCTTTATATGGGGTCATTGTCGAATAGCTCGGAGTGAAAGATTTAGTTGTACCATCTATATAAGTGATAGTTTGCTTTTTATTGAAGTACGTTGACCTTTCACACTGCATTAGTCCGTATCCGCCTGTTGAACCTGTAGTGCTATAAGGGTCTCCTCTACTTTCACCCATTATAACCGCGTATATTAGATTTGGATCTAGACCAAACTTTCTAGCATAATATTCAACTATAAGATATAATTTATATTTATTTCCTGTAGATGATAAATTAGTAAGTTCTGCTTTGTTTTGATATTTACCTATGTCATATTTCTCATATAATGCTAATGCTTCTGCATATTTGTCATTAGTTTTATCAGTAGTTGATACAGTTTTAGAGTTTTTAACCTGAAAGACTCTGTCATCACCAAGCCATACGCCATTCTTATAATCTGTTATAAAGATTGGGTCACCTTCATCACCTTCGTCAGGCGGAGTTGGTTTAGGATTTACAATATTACTAATTTCGTCGAATATCTTATCGATTTCATCTTTTTCTACGCCCATTTTTTCTAAGTATTCTCTTATTTTAGCAATATCTTCATCAGTTAAATCTCCTATTCCGATGCCACCTAGAAATTCTATAACCTCTTTAATTATGTCATCATTTTTTGTAAGATTTTTTATTTTGCTTTTTACTTCTTTATAGTTTGCTAATGTACATTTACTTTTTTTAAACCAATCCGTAAATGATAATTCTAATTCAGTTACCCTTGCTTGTAAATGCAATGGTTTTACATAATCATTATCTATAACATAAACTGTATCACCTATATCAATATCATCAGAAAAATAAATTATATTTGTTTCATAGTCGAGTTGAGGTTCTTTTCTTCGTTGTAATTCTTTCCATGTTTCATTAAGTAAATCAGATGCATTGTCAGCATCACTTTCGTATACTCCTATTATGTAACTTCCATCATCATTATGAAAATACATATGAGCTTTTTCATCAGCAACAAAGTCTTGATTAAGTGGCTTGTCAACTGGATTTCCGTTAGCTGTTAACCATTCAACATTTCTAAAATCAACTCCATTTTGGCCGTAACCAATAAGTGCTGAGCAAAATTCAGATAAATCTTCTTTTTTCTTAACATTATCTACATTTTCTGAATACTCAAATCTTTCATGTGTAACCTTTCCTCTTTGTCTATATACATTTATATATTGTTTGTATACTTTATTATTTTTTATTTCTACCGTAAATTCTATTTCTATATTGTAAGTTTCAAGATTGTCTTGTATTACAGTATAAATAAGTGTCGGTTTTTCAATATTAATACTTCTAAATTCATTAATTTGAGGGTCTACATACCCTAATTCAAAACTTGAATCTTGTAGAAGTAAATTAAAAAACGTAGTTACATCACCTTGCAAAACACTTTTTCTAACAACTTTATTTAAAAGTTCAAGTCCAATGGTTTCACAATAACAAGTTTTTTTGATTAGGCCGTTTGAATGTTCGCTAGATGTATTTATTATTTGAAACAATTTTATTTTATTTCTGTATTTAAAAGCGATAAAACAGCCTTTTTGCAAACTTGAAGTCCTTCCATTTGTAACTGTAGAAAATTCAAAACTTTCTGCTCCTGTACTTAAATAAACTTTATAAATGTCATCAAAAAAAGGACTATTTGGATTAGTCCCGTTATTAGATAGCACGTCTATTATTTTTTTATTTCTATTTAAAATATATATTTCTGTAACTAATTCCAACTAATCCAACCACCTTTCATTAAAAATGATAGAACTTGTAATATCAGCATCACTTGAAATTTTTAAATTATATTCACCTGGAGGTATTTCAAAGAAGTTACTACCTATGTCGACATGTTCCATGTTTTTTACATTATTTATATAAACTTCATTGTTAGCAAAATCTACTTTTAATGTATCACCTTGCTTAAAAATAGTTGTATTAAATTCTTCATCTTCTCCATCTTCGTTTAATTTTTCTACAACTAATCTATTAAAAGTCATTGTATCAACAACTTTTTTATCTGCGTATTTACCAAAGAAGATAACAAGATGATTTAAATCTCCAAGAGGAAACTTATCACTCTTCATTCTTTCACTTGGCAATGTTTTTATTATTTCTCCAGCCTCATTGTATTTTACTACTTCTGCATACCATTCATTATTTTCTCGTCTTATTGTAAAATGTCCTTTAAACTCGTTCCAGTTTCCTGTTTTACCACTTCTAGGTGTTTTTTTAGTAACAGTTAAACTATCATCAGACCCAGTTGTTGTAATTATCGGGTCGATTTTAGGTATACTAAATTCTGCATCTTTTAAAAACTCTACATTTCCCACTTGTACAAGTGGATAAGTAGCTTCAAAGTATTCGTTTTCATCACAAAGCATAACTTTAAAAAGTTTATTACCTTTTTGATCTAAACCATAACATTCAACAATACCCATTTTATCTTCTGCAGTATCAACTTCTTTATCTGTTTCTATTTGAACTTTATCTCCTTCTATAATGTAATCCGTATAAACATATCCAGTTTGGCCTTTATAAGTTACTTTAGTATATTTACCTTCTTTACTCTTTGGATATACAACAATACAAGTGCCTTTTGGGATTGTAGCTAAAAGCTTTGATTTTTTACTTCCAGTAGCTCTTAAAGAAACTGATTGTTTTGTGTAATAATTTGCTGTTGTTACTGTAACTTTTTTCAAACCTGTTGAAATTTTTATCCAACCTGTTTGACTACTATAAGTAGTTTTTATCCAGCCATTTACAATCTCATCGGCAGTTAAATAAACACCTTTTTTTATACTTATCAAAGTTTTACTACTAGAAAGTCTTTTTTCTTTTAGTTTTACAGTAGTAGATGTTACTTTGTATTTAGTCTTTTCTGTTAAACTTGTAGAGCCAAATTCATTATATTCAAGTTTTCCTGTACTATCATGATAAAAATACATACTACATTCAAAATTCGTTACATTTTCAGATAAGTTATATCTTAGTGCCGGTCCATGCCAATCGTCTCCACTACCATAATCAGCTGCCTGTATGCACCAACTAGAACCTCCATCGTTTGGTTGTATTGTTCCGCTTATTGACCTTTTGGCATCAACTTCTCCCGTTACTGATACAAATTTTTCTGTAGTTTCACAAGGCTCATCAACAATAGTAGAACTTTTTTCTTTTTTCTCATTAGTTAAGCGAGGATATTCACCAACAAGAATTGCTTTTCCGTTTTGGCCATCTATTTGACAATAAGTTGCTTCGCCATTAAAATCAACCTCGACTATTGCAGGAGTGCTTGTATTTCCCTCGTTTACAACACTTAGAGTTTTTTGCCCATTAAAAAGTTTAGCATTTATATTGTGTGAAAAAGGAATAGGGCATATAAATGACATTTTTATTCTTCGCATACCTTTAGTAATTTTTTCTTTTGAAAATTTACCATCAGGAATTGCTAAATAAACTCTTTCATTATCATCAATAACAAGTTTCTTTTCTTCAGAAACATCAAATATAGATGACAACGTATCAATAATATCTTTACAATCTTCCTCTGTATCTGCTTTTATATCAAAAGTAATTGTTATTTCTTTATAATCATATTTAGAATTTTGATAATATCGACCATTTTCAGATGGAGGATCTAAAAAGTTATTTACTCTTTCTGACATCAAAGTTGTATCTATTGAAATAACTTTGACAAACATTTCTAAATCAATGTCATTAAACTTAAACACTTGTTATTCCCTCCAATCTATTTAATCTTTTTTCATCTCGTTTATTTTTTTCATCTATAGGTTTTGCAATTATATCTACAACTTTTACTTTATCCATATTAGCTTGGACTTGGATAGGTCTATCACTTATATCTCCTATAGTTTCTTTTAATGTTTCTCCTAGTGAATTAGCTATTTCTTTTACTGTGTTATTACTTACACTATTTACAATTTTAAGATTACTGTTACTGCTAGCTTCTAATGAAAATTTAGTTGTTTCAGATTGAACAGCCATTTTCATTGCATTTTGCATTTCTGAAGTTACATCCCTAGCTACGGCATATACTTGTTCAGCTTTATTTTTCATACCAACAATTAAACCTTCATCCATATATTCTCCATAATCAGTAGTAACTTTTGAAGGTGAATTTATTTTAGCAGTTTTTTTCATTTCTGCATTAACTTGATTAACAAGACTTCTTGCTGCACTAACCGCTCTTGCTGTACCACTTTGAATACCTTGAGTAACACCATTTGCTAATTGTTGACCAATTTCTCTTGATTGAGTTCTAGCAACATTTTTCATGCTTATCATTTGTCTTGTAAAGTTATTTCTTGCTTCTCTTGATTGAGTAGTTATAACTCTTTTCATTGATATCATTTGAGATGTAACAGCATTTCTAGCAAGTGTAATTTGTGTTCTAGATACATTTCTAATTGATATCATTTGAGAAGTTAGTTTATTCCTAGCTTCTGAAATTTGAGTTGATATAACCTTTTTCATACTTATCATTTGTGATGTAACAACATTTCTAGCATTTGTAATTTGATTTCGTATTATATTACTAATAGATAAAAATTGGTTTCTTACTATATTAGAAACATTTAAACATTGATTTCTAGCTACGTTTGATATGTTTACAAATTGATTTCTAGCTATATTTGCACATCCAACTAAACTAGTTCTTAAATTATTCTGCATTGATGTAAATGCTTGAGAAATTGAACTTGAAACACTTTGAACAGTTGACTGTAAAGCTGTTAATTGTGTTTGTAATGCTTTTATTTCATTAGTATCCATGCTAGAAAGTTTAGTGTTTATTTTATTACTATTAGAATCTTTACTAGTGTTAAGAGGTTTTTCATTTCCAGTTTTTTCATCTGCATAAGATTCACCAGTAAACCATCCCACTATACTTTTTATTAATCCAGTTCCGCCTTTGCTAAAATCAGGTTTAGAATTAGTAAGCCAACTTGTTACTGCTTGCCAAAGTTCAGATGCTCTACCAGTAAATCTATCAGTTAAATTTTCAATAAAACTATCAATAAAAATATCTGCAAAACTACCAGTTAAAGATTTTATTTGTTCGCTTCCTTCTACCCATGAATTCATAGCTGAAGCAACTGCATCTAAAGCATCATGTATATTGTCTGAATTGTTTTTTATTCCGTCTCTTAATGCATCTAAAATAACTCTTCCGGCTTCTTCTACCTCTGGAGCAACATCTTTTACAAACTCTGCAATCTGTTTAATAGCACTTGAAATACCTTCTCTTATATCACCTTTGCTTTTTATAATACCTTGACAAATTTGATGTATAATTTCTTTACCGATAGCCAATACTCTACTTAATCCACCTTTAGTTATAAAAGTATTAATTCCACTAAAAGCCTGTTGAATTGCTCCTGATATATCTGTATTTCTTATATATCCAAGCATATTGTCTAATGCTTTTTTGAAATTATCAAATGTATATAAGACTTGGCCATCTTCTACATTACCTTCTTTATTTCCACTTCTCCAAACACTGAAAAACTCAGCTAATTTTTCAGAAGTAGATTGAATAGCAGGTTTTAAGAACTCAAATCCTTGTATTGCAACATCTTGTAAAGCAGACGATAAAATTAATAATTTATTCTTAGTTGTTTCATCCATAGCTTTTGCCATTTTTTCAGATAATCCAGTTACTAAATTTAAATTGTCACAATATAATTTGAATTGTTCATCAGATAAACCACATATTTCATTTATTTCATCTAGAGAATCAGATAAACCTAAATTAGTTAAAGTTTGTTCTCTAGTTGCTTGATCCATGTTGCCAAATTTTTCTCTTAACTGAGTTAAATTTGCTATTAAGTCTATTTGACCAGTAGATGCACTTTTAGCAGACATTCCATAGTCTTTTAATACTTTATTAGCTTCTTTAAGTGACATATCCGGATTTAATTTATCTATTATTTCTTGTTTAGATACAACATCTTTTAAACCTTTAGCATTGTCTACTATTCCTTTTGTGTTTTCATTGATCATGTCACAAGTAGCACTATAGTCAAAAGCATCATCATTAATTTCTCTGTAACTTAATCCTAATTCTTTAAATTGTTTTTTCTGAGATTTTGTAGGATTTCTCATTGCATCTAATACACTAAATAAATCTTCAACATTTTTTGTTGTTACTTTCGCATCAGAACCTAAAACTTGTAATGCTAAAGCCATATCTTGTGTAGTCATGTTGAATGCAGCACCTAAATATTCTGTTTGACTTAAAACTTCTTTTAAGTTATCTATTCTTTTACTACATTCTTCTCCAGTAACTCCTGCTTCTCCTAAATTTTGATTCCAATAAGAAACTGTTTGAGTAGAGTTTTGTACACTGTCAGTTAAGCTATCATATGCATCATCTGTTGCATTAACAATTGATAGTAACCCTGTCATACCTGTTTTACCAGCTAAATCCTTACATGCTGCTGCTTGTTCAACTAAAGGTAATGATTTTAAACTACTTCTTAAATTTCTTAATGTTTTATCTAAGTCAACTGAACCATCTTTCGCAGTAACAAGTCCTATTCCGTATTTATCCATAGCTTTTGCTACGGTTTCAGTAGGTGCACTTAAATTTGCCAACAATGTTCTCATTGCAGTCCCTGCACGACTTCCTTTTATTGATGAATTCGCCATTAGACCGATAGCAACTGATAAATCATCCATAGAAACGCCCAATGTCCCAGCTACTGAACCGGCGTACTTCATTGTTTCCAATTTTTGTGATTAACCATAGGCTCTTTATCCTATGCTCTATATGTTTCCATATAGTTTAGACTATATCTTTCATTATTCAATCTTGAATAAATCACTCCTGTTCGTGGATATTTCACCATGCAAAACTGTTTAGGTTACTTTATCTAGTCGTTACACCTTACTTACATTTCTGTAAAGTCTTGGCTCGGTATTAACATATTGAATATTAATAATCAATACTCAACTTAGCCTTCACCGAATTAAAGAGTTTTTACATGGGCAAAACGTCTACCCATTAATTCAACAGTTGTATTACTACGAGTAATAGTTGCTGCCATATAATCTACGAAATTTGATGCTTGAGATGCAGACATGTTCATTGCAGTTAAACCATCCATTATCTTATATCTAGGCTCTTTATCCTAGAACTCTTATTTTCATAAGAGGATGGGACTATATCATCACCTTCAACTTTACTTGTTAAGGTGTTCGGCGCTCGTGGGAGAAATTATTATTCGCCTATTCATTCTCCTAGTCTCTGAACCTTCCATGTACTTTTATGGCTTTCCATGGCTTGGTTGCTGATTAGCATATTAATTATTAATTTGTAGTATCAATATTAACTTAGCTTTCCAGCAATTCACCGAATGTTTTTTGAATAGTATTTCTACTAAACCGACCAATTTTTTAGTCACGATATCACTGGCAGTGCCGAGTTCGGTGGCACCGATGGTAGTTAAATTTAAAACATCTTGTATTGACGCAAGAGACTCTTGTAATGAAAATCCTGCCATACCCATATAGCTAAAAGCTTCACTTACCTCTGTACTAGTGTACCTAGTGGTTGCCCCGTATTGTCTAGTTGTTTCTGTTAAGACTTCAATATCTTTTCCAGTAACACCCATAATTGCTGACACACGAGCCATTGAACTTTCAAATTCAATAGCATCTGCCATTAAGGAACTGAAATCAAAATTAAAATCTGTAACTTGACTAAAACAATCTAAGATAGTACTTGTTGCATTTTGAACAATATCAACAATTGGTTGTAATTTTTCAGATATATTCTGCAAGTTTTCAAAGAAATTTTGTTTACTAGCATCATATAACTTTGAAAAAGCAGTTACCATTGTAGTTACTGCTGCAACAACTCCTGCTGCAACTGGGCCAACAATTCCACTTAATGCTTTAAAAGTATTTGAAAAAGTTCCAACAAAAGAACTCATCTCTCCGAACACTTTTCCAACTCCACCTAAATCAGCAAAAGCATTTTTAAGTTCATTCAACTGACCTTCGACTTGATCAGATTTTAATTCAACTTCTATAACAACTTTTCCATCCGCTGCCATACTCTCACCTCCTTTTAGGCATAAAAAAAGAACACCGAAGTGTTCTATAAATCAATTAATCTATTAAATCATAATGAGATTCAGATTTTCTAAGATAAGTATTATATTCATCTAAACAATGGCGATAACTTGTATCAAATTTATCTACTCTTTTACTTTGAAAATAAACATAATCGTTATAAGCTTTCATGGATTTATTTAAATAATCAAAAGTTATAGCAAGATTGTTTTGTTCAGCTTTATAACTTTCTTTTAGATTAAGGTCCCTTATTTCATTACTTAATCCTTTTGTATTATTAAATATTTTTTTTGATATTTTCCCACTTATACCACTGTTGATTAACTCTATACTATCATCATAAAGTTTATGATATTTTGAAAAAAGTTTTACGGTTTCACTATCACTTAATACTTGATTTTCTTCAATATTAGAATTTTCTATAGCAACACTGCTTTTTTTATTAGTTATTGCACTAATTGCAGCAATTATTATAGCGATACTTAAAAAGGCTATTATTACAATAAAAATGTTTTTTATATTAGACCCAGAGTTTCTTCTCATACTATACTCCCCCCTATAATAACATTATAGTACAAAACCTAACTATTGTCTTAATAATTCTCTAGGATCTTCACCTTTTAATAGCATTTCTGTTATTAATGCTTGTTTTTTCTTTTCTTCTAATGATTGAGGTAAAGCATAAAGCTTTTTCATTTTTCTATAGAAATTCTTTTGTTGTTTATCTTGTATCTCAGATAAATCAACACTTCTATATTCTAATATTTTTATGAATTTACAATCACTTGATAAGGAATTAAATAATGCTTTAAATTTCCACCAGTGTAATCCCTCAATATCTTGTAAATCAATGTGATAATCATGCATAAATGCACTATAAATATAAAAATCATCATGTTCAAAACTATAGATAGTTTCATTTTTACTAGAGCTTTCATTGTCTTTTGAATCTTCGTTAGCACTAATAATTTCTTTCCCGCACTTATAAAATAATAACATTTCTTCAACAAATTGATTAATATTATTATTATTAATATATTTAATCGTATCTATTTCATAACCATAATATAATTGTAGAGCCTCATTTGATTTTTCTTTTTCACTAATATTATTATTTAACATTAACTGTTCAAATAAAATAGAAGTGCGAAAATCCCAGTTAATTGGATATCGCACTCCTTCTATTTCAACTTTCGTAGGTAAAAAATCGGTTAAAATATTTATACTCATTAGTTATATTTTTTCTTATTTCTTTCAATAGCTCTACGTTGTTGTCTATTAATAGATATTTCTTCCTCTCCGAATACTTCTTCAGAAATAGTAGTAACAGATTTTAATTCTGTTTCAAATGCTTTATCTTGTTCTAATTTAGCTTTTGCTAATTCCTTTATAGCTGTGGTACATTTCATTAAATTGCATTTACCTGAAAAAATATCATAGGTTTTTTCCTCTCCGAACAATTCTTCAAATAAGCTAATTATGCTTTCACAATATTTTCTAGCACTTTCAATAGGAAAATCTTTATCATCTTTAGATATTTCTGATATTTTCTTGTTTGTTTCTAAAAAAACTGATTCAAAAAATTCTTTTTCATCTAAATCTAAAAAATCAAATTCTAATTCCACACCTAATATATTAAATTTTGTATAATCGTTCATATTTTAACCTCCCTAATTTTAATTAACTTAATGGATTTTCTTCAATAGGTTCATTAACAACACTTTGAGCATTGTTAGTATCACTTTGAGTTGCTGGTTGAGCTTCTGTAAAAGTTTTTGTTGAAACATTAAAAGTACCTTGAACTACTTTTCCTATAGCATTTAAACTTCCTTCAACTTTTATTTTTTCACCACCATCACCACTAAATTTAGAAACTTCGTTTGAAACTCTAAATTTTCTTGCTTGATAAGTTCCTTCACTTCCTGAAACAGGATCATACATATCTACACGGACGAAATCTCTTTCTGCAGCTGTTCCAACTTCATGATTTCTACCAGTTGACCATAAATTCTTTATTCCTTTTTCATCTGGTATCATTTCAGAAACATATGGAAATTTTGTTTCATATTTTGTTACAGAAGTAGAAGATGTTTCATCATTTATATAACAAGTTGTATCAGTTTGTGCTCCAGGTTCTTCATCTAAACTTTCAAACCCATATCCTAGTAAAACATATTCTTCTGCTTCACTAGTACCTACATTTAAGTAGTCTGCAACATCTTTTCTCATTAATGCCATAATATTAACCTCCTTCTATACAATCCTTTTTTTATATACTAGTTTCATTTGAATAACATAAATTGCTTTATTTGCGCTCATTTGCTCGACATATCCATGTGTTAATACTTTTATTTCTTCAGCTATAAGTGGGTAATTTAACTCTGGTAAAATACCTTCGTTATTTTGAGTTTCTACCCATTCGGCTAATTTTTCATAAAAAGTAATATTTTTCTCATTGTTGTATGCCTCAACACTTTCTCTACTAGTAAAATCAAAAATTAATTGTCGTTCTGTAGAACCATCAATATAAGATTTTAAAATAGTTTCCGAAGGCGAACCATCTACTGAGTAAGTGCCTATTTCATCACCTATGTAATCAGCAGAAATAGGAGATTTATCGTCTATTAGAGGGCATTTTAAGAAAAATTCTATTATTTTATCTGTAATAGTTCTATTTTCTATTTTATCTAAACTAATTGTCATTTACTTGCTTTCCCTCCTATTGTATTTGCAATTTCATTTACTATTGCATCTCCTTCATTAACCCACATACGATTTATCCATTGTTTACCTCTTTTGCCACCACGGTTTAAACCTTCTCTACCCATACCTCTGTTAGTATAGTAGTTAATAGCAGCATATGACTTTGTACCCCCATGATAACTAGCATATACAATACTTTTTTTGTTTTCTTGAGCAGTATTTTTTAAATCTCCTGATAAATAAGGTACGTATGGGTCGGCTTTTGTTCTTACTAGGTTTACGAGTTGTTTTTGCGCTCTATTTAATTTACTTTGATTTACAATTTTGTCATAGTCTATATTAACAGTAACTTTTGCTTTTAAAGTTGCCATTTTACTCACATCCTAGTTCAAAGTGTTTTGTTAATTCACACTTAGTAACATTGATGATTTTAACTACATCATCATAGTTTTTTTGAATATCATTAAACTCTTGAGAATTTGTAATTTCAATGTCATGTATTCCTTTTAAGAGAATATCTTCTCCTTCGTTGAATGTATAATAATTACTTTTATCTTCGAGTTGACTAAATTTTTTAGGACCTATGTAAGTTTTACCTTCATAAGTCCCATAATTTACAAATACTAATATTTTATTGTCTATATCTGCAGATGAACCAGTTGTCTTTAAAAATTTAACTCCTGTAGCTTGTTGCCAATCGATGCCCGTTAAATAAGTTCGGTGATAAATAGGTTTTCGATTTTCATCCAAAGATATATTGAATAAAGTTGCACTGTCTTCGTTATAGCCGAACATATTTACCACCTAACCTCTCAATTTAACTACTGCTACAGGTAAAAGTTCCTTAATCTCATCAGTTATATCATAAGCACCGCTAGAACTAACACTTTCATCAAATGTAGTTTTCTTATTTCCTTGAGAAATTGATTTTACACCTCTCACACTTGAATAATTAACTGCATTAGAAATTAAAAGAAACAGAGCAGGTTGATACTCTGTTTCTAATTGTTCAGCTGTTATAGTTCTATTAAGTCTATTCTTAAAATAAAGTAATAGCTTTTGAGTAGCAAGTTGTTTATGAATGACTAAACTTGATTCACTTTCGTTAGGAAACTTTTCTTGTAATATTAAATCCAAGTTAGCCATTTAAAACAACTCCTATCCTTTAGAAATTATTCTCTAGAAATTACAATTAAAAAATTACCCTCTAGAAATTATCCTAGCTATAGGAATTGCTTTATGGTTGATATATTTTTTGCTTGAACCATCCATATTACTTACTAATTCCCAGTTAACTCCTTTTTCTAACTCGGCAGTAGTTGGTGATTCAGATGCCATAGATGATTTTGTAAAGCTTATACCATATGGTGCAAAACATTTTCTTTGTCTACTATATAAGGTATCTTGTCCACCATTTTTAGATGGATTTCTATCAGTTTCACTTGGAACTCTTACACCTGCATCTGTGTATTCTATAGCACCTTCACCTAAAACATATGTAATATAAGAAGTATATGCAGGTAATTTTACTACATAATCATCATTAGCAGGAGTATATCCAGCAACAGTTGGAGTTACTTCAGCTTTATTTATTTGGGCTCCAGTAGCACTACTTGCAACTACTTTTAATGCACCTTCAACAGTTGAATCAACTTTCATATATTGTTCTGCTACTTCTTCAGTAGGCATTGAGTCGTCAATCACCACTAATCTACCATTTAATGTTGCTAATCCTAAATCTCTTTGAACACCGTTTTTATCAGTGTATTTTAAATAATTTAGTAAGTTTAAGTTTTCTAAATTAGTTGCTACAGCTGAATGCATTATAGCTAAAGAAAATTTAGATTTATTATCTCCTAATGCTCTTTGCATAGCAGTATTTAAAGTAGTTACGCCCATTGTATTTGCTTCTAACTCTTTAGTTATATCGGCAGTATGATTATCAACAAAAGGTTTATTTCCAGTACCAGTCATAGAGAAGATACCTTTTAATATTGATAAAATTGTATCTTGGTCTACTTCATCCCAGTAATCAACAACTTGTGCGGCTATATTTTCCATAAAATCTTCACCGCCAGTTATATCATAAGAGAAATCTCTTTCTGTCCATGCTTGAGATCTACCTACAACAACTCTTGAGTGCATATAAGTTTCTGTGTTTTGGGATGTTATATCAGTTTTACCATCATAATTTAAAGGAGTAGAACCACTTATTAAACCTTTAAGTGGAGTTACAACATAGTTTCCACCTACTTGGTCTGTCATTGCAGCTTTTAAATCATTTCTAGCTACTAAAGCTCTTGATTTTAATAATTCATTTTTTCTTAAGTTAGGCACTCTTTCAGTGTATTTATTAAATACTTCTGTATTAAATATTTTTTTATCAAATATACCAGGCATATAATTGCCCTCCCTTCTTATTCTTTATTAGCTGATGTTTGAACTCTAGACATTAAACTATCTATATTTACATCAGGATTTTCATTTGCTATTTTCATAGCCTCTTGCAAGGTAAGTGGTTTTTCTCCACTTCCTCCAGTACCTTCACCTTTTCCAGCACCAGGAGGATAATTACCTTGTTTTATATAAGTTTCTCTGTCTTTTTTAATTATGTTTTCTATTAAAGTATCGAATTTAGATAAATTATCATCAGATAATCTATCTTCTAATGAATCTGCAGTTAATAATTCAAGGATATCTGTATTCTTTTGATTTTCTTTTCTTCTTTTAACAGTTTCATTAATTTTTTCTTGACGAGCAACTTTTTTATCTGCTTCTTGTTTTTCTCTTTCCATTTGAGCAACTTTTTCTTGTAAAGCAGCAATAACAGGATCTTCAATTTTATACAAATCAGGATATTTTTCTTCAATTACATCTCTGAATTGTTTTTCCCAAGTCCCTTTTTCTTTCATTGTTTTTATAACGGTATTTACATGTGTATCTTTTAAACTGTCAAGATAAGCTATAAAATCAGCATTACTATCTGCTAATGTTTTAAAGTTTTCTAAAGTTAGTGCACTCGCTTTAATTTGCTTTTCAACATCAGTTCCTAACAATACTTCGTTTATGTTATCTTCATCGTCAAACTTTTCTACAAGTTTTAATAATTCACTTTTTTTCATATTAAATCTCCTTATCCCACTAACTCATAAAATGAACCAGTGACATTTTTTAGTTTACCCTCATTTCGGAGCATAAAAATAAGCCCTTTCGGACTTTATTATCTTGTTAATTTATATATTTCGGTCAATATTGTATCTGTGATATATTGGTCATGTACATAAGATTTTTGATTATACTCATTTATCTTATCGTTGTATAATTGAGCTAACTCAAACCAATCTACATTTTTACACTTTGCTTTGTTGAATATACTTGCTACTACTTGGCTTTTTACTTTATCCTTAGTGAAACTTTTATATTCGAAAGTATAATAATTTTCATTATCTTCAGATAAATAATAAGTAGCACCATTTAATTTTAGTTTCTTTAAAGGTTTCTGTTTTGGTCTTTTTATTACTTTAACTTCTATAGCATCACAAGGTAATGATACGAAATTAAATAATTTTTCCATTTAATCATCCTTTATGTAATTTCTATTTATTTCCAAAGATATAAACTATCAAGGGACTTTTTGCAAGTACCTTAGAATTGATTTTAGAAGGTTGAATTATGTAAACCTATCTTCTATTTCTTTTCCATTTAGTCTTTTTACTTATTCCTTGCATTCTTCTTACGTAATCGCTAAAACTTTCTCTATTCCAATATGCTGGTAACATCTTGTCCCTCCTTATTTTCTATTCATTTAAAACTAAAAAATAACATTTACAGAAATTATGCTGAGGTATTAAGTCTCGTGCTTCTTCTGCGCTCCAAATAGTACCATGCATACTTTCACAATCACCACATGTTCTTTCCTCTAGAACTGAACAATACATAAATTTTTTATTTTTATTACAATGAATAAATATATCATTCGCTATTCTACTAAGTTCAGATATCAATATCCCTCTTGCTCTTTTTCTACTCATCTTTTGTCTTGGTGTTAGCCATGATGCAATATTGTATAAATTTTTCTTGTTGTACGCTATTTTTAATTTTTTTTTAGTTCGATTATTTATTCTAGCCATATTGATTTTTATTCTTTGATTGTACGTTTTACCTTCATATTTTCTGTTTAATATTTTCTGTTTTTCTTCATTGTCTACAAAGTATCCAAAGTATTCTACAATTTCCTCAAACATCTCATCAAAGAAGTTATCTATTAAATCTTCAAGCCATTCATCTTCGTTATTAAGCATTGATAGAACTGCTATAACAATAAATCTTTCAGCGCTTTTGTAATCTTTTGATGTCTTTTCTATTTGATAAGCAAAATTAGCAGTTTCCATTAACTCTCTAATCTGCTTATCTGTTTTATTCATCTTTTTAAGATATTTTTCAAGTTCCTGTTCGGCCTGATTATATGCTTTTTCCATGAAACTTTTAGTTTCTTCAGCACTTCTATTCTTCGATGTTTGCTTCTGTGTGTTGGTGTTTATCGCCATACAATTCACCTAAACTTTCATCTTCAAATTGCTGATTTTCTTCCATTTCTTTTTTGACTTGTTCCCCTTCTTGATGTGGATTGGTTATAAATCCAAATAAAGTTCTTGCTGTTTGATTAGAGATTACTCCATCTGGAACTTGACTAAGCATTTGAGCAGTAGAAAGATTATCTTGTGGTATATTTGGAGTGTAAATAATCTTAATTCTTTTATAATTAAAATCTCCTTCTTTCTTCATGCTTAAATACTCACATATAAATCTAATTCTATTTTTAAGTATATTTTTATGAGATTTTATCAATGTTGTACATTTATTTTCAAGAGAGATCAATCTACTTCTAAGAGTTATACCACTTAGATTAGATTGTAGTTTTTCATTGTGATTTATGTGACAACCAATTTGATAAATTAAATCTATGTATCTATCAATTGTATTTTGTACAAAAGTATCATTTATATCTTTAATTAACCATTTAACTTTACCATCTTTTCCAACTTCTAAAATCCCTTTTGCTTTCATTTCTTCTAAATCTTCATCCTTTTCAAATTGACAATTTTCTAGAACCATATAAGCATTTCTAAAATCAGAAATTTCATTACCCATATCTGAGAGATTTGTTTCTAATGCATCTTGTAATCCAGCAATATCTCTTGCTAAGCTATCTTTATAATCTTCTGTACTTATAACACCTACAGAAACAGGTACTCGTTTAAATTTGTTATTGTCTTTACTTCTTATTTCTTCGAAATTGTCATTAAAATGATATATAAAATCTTTTGTATATACATCAATATATTTAGGCCTTGCAGATATTATTTTGCCATTTACTTCTACATCTTCTTCAAATTCAGCATCAAAGAAATGAACAAAGAATAAAGTTTCTCCATTATAATCTCTATAAGCATACCCTTCAGTTGGTTTTATAATTTTAGCTGAGAAATTACCGTCTGCATCTATGTAATATAATTCATATATTCTTGTAAATAAATTTAAATAATTCATTAAATGTGCATCGTGGTTTTCATCCCAATCATAAAAAATGTCTTTCATTTTTTCAATAAGTTGCATTTCTTCATCAGAAGTACTTTCATAAGTTACGGGATTTCCTACGGTATAGCTAGTTTCTTCTTTAACGAATTTCTTTATGAAATTAGTATTAATTTTTAAGTTAGATCTGGAGGTTATCATTTTATATTCTCTTAAAGCTTTACTTTCACCACAATAATATTCATATATTCGGTCATATTCCATTACTTTCGAAATATAATCCATGTATGAATACCTTACAAGATCTAAATTTTCAGGTATGTCTAAATTATTAAACACATTACCTATCTTGGCTAGATTAAAGACTAAACTATTAAGACTACTCATTTCCTCCCTCCTTTCCTATTTACATATTTATTTTTACTCTTACTTTTTTTAACTTCTATTAATTCTTCAATAAATTTGATATATTTTTCATCATTTGAAACTCTTGCATGACTTTTAAGCACATACAAGTTATTTGTTTTAGGTTTTCTTTTGTAAATTACATTTTTTATTACTATTTCTGCAATAGTTCTAGAATTTAAATGAGAGTGTCCATTTTCCCACTCTTTTTTCGTATTATATACAATAAATCCAATCTTTTTATTGCTTTTAACTTTCAATATAATAAATTCTTTATTTTGGTATATTTTTTCCGACTCGGTATAATTTGTCTTATTCCAGTTCGGTTTTTCTTTCATTAAACTTTCAGATTCCCATAACTCTTTAGGAACATCATAAACTTTTAAAACCTCATCAATAGGTTTATATTTTTTCATATTAAACACCTAGTTTTCGCCTATCCATAATTCTTATTATATTTTTTACTTCTATTTCAATTAACCTTCTAGATAACTCAGCTATTATATCTGGAGCATCATCATGAGGGCTATAAGCTGTGCCTTGAAAGTCTAATATTTGTTGTGTAAAATCTTTATTATTGTTATTAAAAACTAATTGGCCATTGTTTACCTCTTCTATTATTGTTGAAATACGTTCATCTTTATTTTTTCTAGACATTTCATTAAGAATAATAATATTTCTACGTTTTAATTCATAATCTTTGTCAATCATTTCTGTAATAGTGGTAACATCGGCCCCTAAATATGTATTTTTTTCTATATATAGATGAGTTATATCTGTATATTCTTTTAAAAGGTCTATGACTGTTTGACAATACTGTTTATAACTCATTTTAGCTAATATCATTTTTCTTATATATTTAAAATCATTTTCTCCTAATGAACCTACAGCCATTGCAAAGAAGTCAGATCTTCTCGATTGTTCACCAGCAGGGTCCACACATAACATAGTTTTTAAGAATGTATGGTCCTCAATTTCTTCTTCTGCTTGAGTTCTTATAGCTTTGAACCATCTAACTCCTAGCGTGCTAGCATCATTCATTTTTTCTGACATAAATGATTTTCTATTAGTCCAATATTTAACTGCTATATCACTAAAGAAATCCCATTTTTCTTCCCATAGTAATGGATATTTCATTTCATCTATATGTTTTTCATAAAATTTTCTAGCCTGTATTTGAGGATCTTCTATTTTATCATCAAAATAAATTTTCTTACATTCAAGCCATAAATCACTTTCAAATATATCATCTATTGTTTGGCCATCTTCTAATAAAACAGCCCTATTAATAATAGTATGATAATCTCTATTTCTGCTAAGTTTACTTATTAAGCAATCAATGTGTAAAACTGTTCCTATACTTACAAACTTAGTTGCTGCTTTAACTTTTTTACCTTTTCTAAATACTGCAGTATCTCCAACTTCCTCTACTTCTTTACACCATCTATTCCATTTCTTTTCTCTAGCATCTTCAGTTATAACATCAACTTCGGATTGATAGTCATCGGCAATAACTACCGTGGGTCTTACACCTCCCCAGTTAGCACCACGGACAGAAGTAGTTGAACCTACTGCTCTTATATATGTATCATTGGTAAACTCAATTTCGCCTGAATTAACCTTGTAATAATCTTTCGAATTAGGCTTTTTACCTTTTAAATCTATTAAGTTTCCAAATACATCTTTTATAAGCTCATTTTCCAGGAATTCTTTTTTTATAGAATTTAAGAATTGCTCGGCATCATCTGCAGTTTTAGCACCTAATAGAGTAAACTTTGATTTTTTATAGCAATGTAACCATATTGCAAGTGTTTTATCGCATATGGTTGACTTAGCAAGTCCCCTAGGCTCTACTATATTAAGTTTGTCGTATAAATCCTGTACAAAGGCCTCCGAAAGAACTCTCCATATTTTATAATGTTCTTCGCATAATTCCCTTGCACTGTTGTCATCACTTGGTACGAAAGTTGTTCTAAGAAAATATAAACTAAAAAAAGTTATATCCTTTTCTCCAATCACCTTTGCAACTTCATTAGGAAGGTATTTTTTTCTGATATTATTTTGATTTTTAGGAAAATATTTTTTTAAATACTTATCAATCAAGTATATAGAGTATTTATTATCATCAGTAAACTCTATATCATCAAAATAAATCATCTAATCACTCCCTTCTGAATTTATTTACATAAAAAAAGAGCAGCCAATTAATAACTACTCTTTTGTATTTTTCTTTTTAACATATTTTTTCTTCTTTGATTTATTTTTCTTCTTAGGAAAAGTCTTTTCTAGTTTGCTTTTAGTCATTGCTCTACCATTTAGGTAACAAATAACTTCTTCTTTTTCTTGCTTACTCTTTTTAACGATATTGTGAGACGTTTTTCCATTGATAAATTTATTCATAACCCCAAAATTTCTAGAGTTTTTATCTTTTTCAACATTTAAATAAGCTAATTCATATAATTTCATAGACATTCTCCCTTTAAATTTAATGGCTGGCTTAGTGAGATTCGAACTCACAACAAACCATGGTCCGTAGCCATGTGCTCTATCCGTTGAGCTATAAGCCAATATCTATTAGAAGGCTTGAGATTAGAGCCTTCTGTAGACACCTTTCACGGCATTATTTATTCTCCGTTTATCCACGCACCTAATACGTATTGTCCATGACTGGTTGTAATTTTATAGTGCCACAAAACCCTAACACGAGGCACTCTACTATAGTACTACTCAACACTTCGTATTCTGTCTGCCTTGCGAGCAACAAAGGTTTGCAAAACCACCATGCAACTTCATGTTAAACGATTCACCCTTGGGAGGTGTTACGCACTAGATTATATCATGCAAGGATATTCTAGTATTAAGCCACTTTCATACTATAAGGGAACAGACTTTTCCTTTTATTGTTTTGTTATCATAGACAATTTATCATCCAAAATTAATATTCTCTATGCCTGTATAAATCTGAATTAAATTTGACAGACGTTGTGCTGTTCCTGAAGATTCGTTTCCTTTTGAGACACGAAATACTTCACAACATCAGTGTGTTTCATTGAATTCTTACTCCACGTTGTTAATACATACTCCAGCCCTTTCACTGTTTCACTATTAACAATGGTTAGTGCCCTTTGTTATCAGCATCGGACTATATAACCTCCTGATTATGTCTCGCTACATGACCAATTTGGCGTGAGGTAAATTATTCAGTGCCACCTGAAAATCTTCGATATACGGTTCGCCTTTTCGAAGACTGTCCCTCTTGGGTTACGTAGTTATCTCCACTACTATCAATTCATGAAGACGTTGGACATTCAGTTCTGCTTAGATGGACTAGTTTAACTAGCGGCATGTAGTCAGCATGCCTTTACACTGCTCACACAATGCTATCCTAAAGATACTAAGCTACCTAAAATAGATTTAGATTTATTTTTTAAAACACATACATGGCTGGGCGTAATAGATTCGAACTATTATTCCAGGAATCAAAATCCTGTGTCCTACCTTTGAACGAACACCCAATATTTAACTGATAATTATATTCTAATCTCCCAACAATATTTTTTCAATCGGAACATATTCCTAATAAAAAAAGCCAGATTTCTCTGACTTTTAATGTATATTATTATTTATTTTCTTATTGATATTCTTTCATTCTTCTAATTAGTGTAGCTTTGCTTATTCCTGTTACTTCTGTAACTTGCTTATAACTCATGCCACTTTGCTTTAGATCAATGGCATGCTTAATTTGTTTGTTTGAATACTTTTGCGGTCTACCTTCTGTAAAATCTTCTCTTTGTTTTGCTATCGCCTTACCTTCTTTTGTTCTTTCAACTATCATATCTCTTTCAAATTCAGCAAAACTTAGGAATATATTTCTTATAAGTTTACCAGTTGGAGTTGTATCCATAAGGCCTATATTAAGAATGTGGACCTTAACACCTTTTTCCAATAGTGAATCTATTAACTTGATTCCAGCTGATGCACTTCTTGAAAATCTATCTAATTTTGTTACTACTAAAGTGTCACCTTCTTTTAAGAAGTCTAATAACTTATTAAATTCTGGTCTATCTGTTTTTAATCCACTACAAACATCTAAAAATATTTCTGTACAACCTTCATTCAATAATAATTTCTTTTGACCTTCTAGTGAATTACTATCTTTCTTTTGTGAATAAGTGTTAACTCTTGCATATCCATATTTCATATTTGAAACCCCCTATAATTATCTTTAAAATATTATATTACTTTTTCATATGATTCTCTTTGTTTATTTTCATATTCTTTTACAAGTTTATAGAAAGTATTTCTTTTTAGTCCTAACATTTCCATAGCTTTTGCTCCAGTAAATTCTCTATTTTTCCATTTAGGATAAACTTCATCCCAATTACTTGGAAAGTCTATTTTCTTTCTCCCCTTATAAGCGCCTTTTTCTTTAGCTATAGCTATACCTTCTCTTTGTCTTTCTAGTGTATTAGTTCTTTCAAATTCATATATAGCACCTAACATAGTTAACATTAATTTTCCTTGTGGTGTAGATGAATCTATATTTTCTTTACTACTAACAAGATTAATCCCTCTAGAATTTAAGTTTTCTACTAGATCTAATAAATCTTTTGTACTTCTAGCAAGTCTTGAAAAGTCATGCACTATTATTGTGTCCCCTTCTCTAGCAAATTCTAACATTGCTTGTAACTCTGGTCTGTTTGTATCTTTAGCGCTTACTTTTTCTTGAAATATTTTCTCTACTTTGTATTTCTCCATTGTAACTAATTGTCTATCCTCGTGTTGTTCCACTGTACTTACTCTTACATATCCTATTATCATATACTTATACTCCTCTCAACTTTTGAAAAATTATACTGAATTTTTATGGCGCTTGGCGCACGTAAAAAAAATAAAAATTTTTAGAAGGTACCCCCTCGGTCCCTCCTTTGATAATATAAGTATACGATAATGTTTGTTTAAAGTCAACTTGTGCAAACACTTGTTTATAAACATTGTATTTAATTTCAAACAAACAAAGTTACAAGTGATTTTATTTGTTTTTTTAAAGTATATCCTAAACAAATATATATTCATAGTTACTTTAGCATCTTATATAGGTCTACTATCTACCCTCTTGTCTTATACCTCTTGTGCGCCCCTCTAAGACGTTACGCTTTGTCTTGTTTGTCCTTATTCTATTGGTAATATATTCCTTCTCTTAATAGTTCTTATAGCTTAATATTATTAAATCAACTATTTAAATAGTTTTTTAAGGGCAACACCTCGTAAATATGGACCGCGATAAGCGCCCCCCTACATTCCCTCTTATGATATTTCACTATCTGTTATATCTATTACATTCCCTTCTATAACATCTGAATCATTAAAATCATCCCAAGAAGGTTCATTATTATTTTCTTTTTCAGTTTCAGGAGTAATAACTGTTTTAGTTTCCACTTTTGAAATTGGAGCTCCAGCTAATCTATTAAGTAAGTATATGCTTGCATCTAGTCTAACCTTCTCACTCTTAGCTGACTTAGATAAATCAAGAATATTTTGTAAAAGTTGATTAGAGAATTTCATTATGCGATTGTCAACTTTATTTTTAGCAACTTCATATTGTCTATCAAGTTCTTCCATAAATTCAGGTCTTTTTTTCCAGCGCATTATAGTTTTTTCACAAACATCTAATTGGTCAGCTACTTCTCTATTAGTTGCGCCATATACTAATAATTCTGCTGCTATTAATTGGTCTTCTGTTAACTTGGAATCTTTTTCTCGTGGCATCAATTATCCCTCCTTCCTTTTTATTTCTTCTCTTAAGTGATAATATAAAATTTTATGGACCATTGAAGGTGATTCTTTTCTATCACATGCAATAATATGAAGATTATCGAATTTGGCCATTAATGAAATTACCATAGCCGCGCTAGCGTTAGGATGAACATGGCTTATATATTCACCTTTTAAAAGTTTGATATAATAATCCTTGTCTTGTATAAGCAAGAATAATTTAACTCCTGCTTCTTTTGCTCTTTTTAGTTCCCTTATAAAACGGTTATCTTTATTTTCATCTTTTACTGGATCCATTAAGTTTCCTAGCAATTCATCTAATCCTGCTTTTCTTTCTATTAAAATATTAGGTATATATTCTCCTTGATATCTAATAGCATAATCCCCAGTATTTAATTTTTCTCTAGTGGCCTGTATTCCATTTTTTATAAGAGTATCTTGGATTAATGTATCTTGTTCCCTTGTATCGCATATAATTTCGTAATCTTCATTTTTTATTTTCATATTATCCCCTTCTATAAGCTAAACATATTGAATTTGCAACATTTATAGAGGTTTATGCCGTAGGCAATTAAGAGAAATTCTGTTCTGTATATAATATATAAGAGTTAGGCACCTTTAAAAGTCTTATAATTATTAGAAAATCAATATTTTGAAGGCTTTTTATACTATCGGTTCGAGCTGGGTTTTTGGATTAATTTTGTCGGTTCGAGCTGGGTTTTTAAATATGTATCATACCTCATCCATTTAAGTTTTTCATTTGTTATTGGATTTCTACCAGAACTTTTATTAGGATTGTCTATTGCTTTTATAAGTGCTGATTTATGTATTCCATATTTTGTTTCAACCTCTTTGCACCCTATAAAAATTTCTCCTGTTGTTGTACATATTATTTTTGTTTTTTTTCTTCCTACTTTAGATTTAGCAAACTTAGTTCTTAAATAGCTTTCTAGAGTTCCGCTTTTTATGTGGTTATCATATATATGTAATTTTTCCCACATTAATTTTTCGCCTGTTACAGGGTCTTTTCCAAAGCATTTGCATCCATCTTCTCCATTTAGTGCTTTATATATTCCTGAAGGTTTATCATCTTTTTTTAAATATAATAAGCATTCTTTTATAGAATTAAATACTTTTTTATTATTAATACAAATAATTTTTTTATCGTCATTTATTTCTATTAATTTTGTATCCTCTAACTTTATCCAACCTTTTCTTGTTAAGTTAATTTTGTTTTTTATGCAAGAATTTTGAATATTGGTCATGCAATTTCCTGTATCTTTTATAGCTTCACTTATAGAATAATATATTTTACCTGTTTCTAAGTTCATAACTTTAATACCTAAAGTTTCTTTTATTTTACTTATTGTTATTTCAGAAGGTAAATTTCCGCCAAGAGCGATATTATAACCTTTGCATGATTTATTTGAATCTAGCAATTCTATATAACATTGTTCTAATAACTCAGCTTCTGCCTTCGTCAATCCTGTAAATAATATTTCATGTACAAACTTGTTCCAACCATATTTTTTTATAGCTCTATAAAAAATTTGTCCTTTATAGCCTTCTCCATTTCTCCAACGATCAATAGGATTTTGCTTTGTTATTCCTATATATACTTTTTTATTTATGATATTTGTATGTTTATAAACTGTATATTTTCTTTCTAACATATCTATAACCTCGACTTTATAAATATTTACTCGATATAAAAAAATAAGGGCTGTAAGTTCGAGTTCTTACTTATACGGTAGCTAATCGTATAATTGCCCTTATTTGCTAACTTATTTAAAAAAACAATAATTTATTATTTCTCTTATTTCTTCTGTATTGTTTCCTCCCCAAATTACGAGAGGATTTATTATATAATAATCTTTTGTTTTTTCTCCTGCATATACTTTTGAGTATGCAAATAAATAATATTTATGCCCATCTACCTTTATATGAAATTTTCTTAAACTGTCTCTAAAAAGATACATTGAATTTTGTTTTGTACTTAACCCTAATAATTCACAAATATCTTTTAAACTTAATTTATCCAGCCTTCCAATATCAACTTCCAAAGGATTTTTACATAATATATTTAATTTCCAATTTGCATAAGGTATTAATTGAAATACATAGGATAAAGTTTTATGCTGCCTAATTGTAGTATGTTCATACAAATATCTAGTTGTATTAATCATTATTCTTACATACTCTTTATTTTTATAAAAATTTTCACCTTTACTAAAATGCTTAGGATTTAGATAAAACTTTTCTTCTACTTCAAAAATAAGATTGTGTTTTTTCATATCACTTAAAAAAGCTAAAAAAGCATCTCTTTTTAATCCTAGTTTTTGTTGAATCTCTTTCTTTGTCATATGCTCTACTTTATTGTTTTTTTTATGTAATATAAGCAAATTTTCTTTTCTGTCATTATAATCAATATATGTAGCTAAATAAATTATTCTTGCTATATTAGCTCTGTCAATATCCAAATCGTAGAAAAGTAACTTTTTATTTACATAAAACATATGAACAAAGCCTCCTTGCTTGTTGCAATACTTCTTTAAATCATTTTTTCTATTAATTAATCTTTTCTGTTTCGGAGTTAATTTTTTAGATTGTTTCTGAATAACTAACTCTTCATCATTTTCTATTTTAAAATTATCTAGGAGATCTTCTGTTTCTGAGTTTACTATTAAAACATCTTTCATTTCACATATCTCCTTTTTCAAAATAAAAAGACAGTCCTGAAAAGACTGCCTTTACTTTGATACAATTAATGCATCTTAATATAATTATAGCATATTTTTTTTAAGTTTTAAATGAATTTTAAATACATTAAGTATTTATAATCATTATTTCTTTTCCATTGTTATTTTTCTACGCTTCTTTTGTCATATCCTTGGTAGAAATAATATTTTCTTTCTCCATAACTATAATGTATCTCTTCTGTTTCTTCTAGAAGATCTACAATCTTGCAAAGTTTTTTATAATCTTTTTCTTTGAAGTCCTTTCCTATACAACCAAGTGCATTAGTATAATTATTATTTCTTAGAATTTCGAAAAATTGTTCCTTAGTGAATTTTTTGTTAAACTCTTGACCTAGTCTGTACCATTTATTCATTTCTTTTCCCCTTCTCTATTATTATTTTATTATTTTCAAAAGTAGCTGTTATTTCTCTATTTTCTGAATCAATACCCATTTCTTTAATCCATGCTACTGGAAGAGTTAACTTGTAAGACAATGCATTTTTACTTGCATTGCCTCCAGCTTTGCAACAACTTACTTTCAAATTTCTTTGTTCTCTCATAAGTTTCTCCTATCTATATTGACCGTAGTGGTATATTAATATTTCTATATCACATTCACAAGCATTGATTATTTCCCAAGCTTTTGTCATGTTTTTTAATACTTGGATAGCTAGTTGTAATGATTCAACTTTTGTAAGTTCTAATTCTTCATTAGTTTTTCTTATTTCGTAAGTTGTTTTCACTTCACTTGCGCCTAATCTTTCTATTTTTCTTTCAAATTGTGCTATTCTGCTTTCTCTACAATTTAACGCGTATCTTATTTGTTTTTCACTTTTTCCTTCTATTTTCATTTCTTGTTCCCCTTCTTGAGCTAAGAAAGATAAGCATAAACCTAATTGAGCTTGATAATCTACTTCTGGATATTGTTCTTTTATTTCCTTTGTCATTTTATGAGCTTCTTTCATTAAATTTCTTTTCATCTTTCTTACCCCTTTCTTATTATTTATTATACTTATATAATATACTATTGGTTACCAATAGTCAAGCGAATTTGAAAACTTTTTTATTTTATTTTTTAACAAATAAAAAAACAGGCTAGATGTTAGTAACCAGCCTGTTTATGTAAATTTATTCAACTTTAAAATTAACTAATTCAATTTCTGCTTCTTCTAGTATTTCACTTGATAATTCATCAGGATAATCCCCTAAATAAACTATTTTTTCTATTCCTGCATTTATACACATCTTTGCACATAATACACAAGGTTTTGTAGTTACATATAACGTAGAATGATTTATATTAACTCCATTGTAAGCTGCTTGAATTATAGCATTTTGTTCAGCATGTAAAGCTCTACAAAGTTCATGTCTTTGTCCTGATGGTATTTTTAGTTGTTCTCTTTTGCATCCTATTTCTTCACAATGTTTTAATTTTTTAGGTGCTCCATTATAACCAGTCGCTAGAATTTGTTTATCTTTTACAATAACTGCTCCTACTTGTCTTCTAATACATGTTGAGCGTTTCTTTACTATTTCAGCAATTTCCATAAAATACTCGTCCCATGTTGGTCTCATAATTGTTTCTCCTAATCATATCCATGTTCTTTTTTAAATTCAATAAACCATTTTCTTAAAGCTAAGTATTTTTCTTCCCTAGTATCCACTTCTTCTTTTGTAGGTTTTCTACCACAACTATGCTTATTACCTTCGGGACAATATCCTAATTTTTCACAGTTGGGAACTAAATATGTTTTATATCTCGGTTCTATTTCTACTACTTGTTTGACCATTTCTTTTACTATTGTTCTAATTGGCAACTCTGCTCGTGTGCAAAGTCGTATATTTGCCAGATGCATTAAACATTCTAAATTAACTGCTATATTACATTCTGTTGCTACTCCAATAGGTAATATTGTTCTAGCTATTTCATTTGCTTTCTCTCCAGTTATACCACCATCTTTTAAGAAAGTTTGTATATAGTTATATTGAGCATTAACTATATCCTCTTGATCTTTTATTGTTTTAACCATATATTGACTATCTAATAATTCTGGAGCTATATATATACTTACCTTTCCATCTTTATTGCAATATCTCAATGATTGCACATTAGTTACAAATCCTTGTGTTGCTCTTACTATCTGATCTACTGCTGAACGTGGTACATTCTTTAATTCAAACACCATATATAAATGCCTACTTCCACTTAGATGCCCACTTTGTAAACAACTTTCTCCCACTTTTTCTGCATATTTAACATCTGTGTTATAACAAACTGCACTAAAGCGCCCCTGTCTTTCTATAAAGTTTGAAACTTCATCTTTATTTATTAATTTTATATCAAAATCTTTTAGTGTGAACATATTATTTTTCCTCCCATTCTTCTAATTCTTTTCTCAAATGATTTAATTTTGCCCATGCATAGTTAAATTTTTCTGTTCTTTCAAATACATAATTTCCTTGATAATCTCTTGTGAATTTAATTTTTAACCATGATAAAGCTAATGCTAAATATGTACTTTTTACAATTTTCTTTTCCTTTGTATCTACAGGTTTAGTTTGTTTTATAGGTCCTTGGCCATTAAGTTGTCTACATTTCTTTTCATCAGGATCTAAAAACATACATAAGTCATTAATTTTAGAACATTTTATTTGTTTCCCCACTTTTGTTGCATGTTTGCATTTCATAAATTTTAACTTCCTCCCTCATTTTACCTTTAGTTAGACAGCCACAATCTTTGCATTGACTGACTACTCCATAATCTATTTCTAAGAAGAACACCATACCCCCACAAAGAGGGCAGGCATTCTCTTTTCCTCCTAAGATTTTCTTCATATTTTCACCTTACATATATAACTTACTCACTATCCATGCACCAATAACCACTATGATTATTGCATCTGCTATTGCTCTATTCATATTCTTCTATCTCCCAATCTTCTGGACTATTATGGTATAACGGACATATATCAAGACTAGGCAGTAATTCCAATACTATGCATTGTCCATCTTCGCATTCATCATATCTACTACATTCTTTTTTTATTGTTAGTAATGCTTTTTTTATTGATTCTTTTCTGTCTTCCATTATTTCACCTCCAATAACTCTTTATTTTCATACACATTTCCTATAATTTTATTTTCTGCAGTAGAGAATATAGAAATAAGTCTAACGTTATATCCTTCTTTTGATTGTATATACCAACTTGCTTTGCGATATATAACCGCTCCAATTATATGATTTAATCCTCTAGTTGTTTCTACTATGTCACCTTCACATATTTCTATATCATTAATATCTTTGTATCCTGTATATTCTCCGATGCTTTCTCCGTCTACTTCAAAGAATCCTCGGTAATTATGTACTAAATATGTTTCTAGATCATCATTGTATTCTGCTCCGAAACCTTTTATCCATTGGCCTTCATCTAAAGAATAGCCTCTTACTTTCATTTCTCTCATTATTGATTTTTCCCCTTTTCTTTGAATTTTTCTACAACTTCATCACCTAAGTAATATATGACGAATAGTAAAGCTCCTATTGTAAAAAATCCTATTATTACTTCTAAAATGGTCGTTATTATTTCACATTTTATAAAAATCATAAAACCCATCGTAATGGTAAAAACTATAGCTATTGCATATAATAAAAGTCTTATAGCACCGACTATTATTTTTATGATTATTTCTAATACATTTTTCATAAATTTCTCCCTAAAATGTTTTTTTACTCATTCTTCCAGCAAAATAAATTAAGAAAAATCCTAATGTTACCATTAACCATTTTAAAGTATATAAACTCGGATTTCCTGCAGTTATATATACAATTGCATATCCAATTACCAATAATAACATGTACATATTTATCATCTCCTTTATATTTTGTGTTTAGTATTGTTTCTTTTCTTCTTGTTCTATTTTTATTTCTATATTTGTTATTGCATATTCCATGGCTTTTTGTGGAGTTAAATTATATTTTTTAATATATTCCCTAGCCAGTTCTACAATTTCATTCACTCTGCTTAATAGCAAAGCTTATCACCCCCTTTTTAGTACTTGTAATTCTTCAAGTTTCTTACAATCAATATACTTGCAAAAATTTTTACAACCTTCTCTTAACATTAATCCTTTTCCATTCACTCTGCCGATTGTTGTATAACCTATAAAGTGTTTACAAGTTGCCCCTTCTTTTTCAAAGTATTTACATTTCATCTTTATCACCTAATTTTCTGTTATATCAACTATAGCTGCAATTTCTGAATTTTTTACAACACTTTTATCAAAAACAAATATATTTCCTTTGTCTAGTGCAGTAGCAAATTGTTCTAATATTTCATTATTATTCATTTTTTTCAAGTCCATTTCCAATTTAACTTCAAAATCTTTACCACTTTTTAAAATTATTCTGTATGTTCTGTATTGCTCTGCCATATATATCCTCCTTATTCCTTTACATTTATTTGTTCCATAGATACTCTAGCTGTTCTTCCTTTGCCTTTATCCCAGCTTTCTCTTTCGATAAAAACAAATTCTTTTGTCTTTTTATCAACAGCTATGTATAATCCAGTTTGTTCTAATAGTCCTTTTAATACTGTGCATATCATTGTAACAGCACTTTCCATTTCTTCTTTGTTCATATTCCCTCCTAAAAGAATGTCAGTTGATTATATTTCACTTGAGCCTTTACCCAAGGTCCATATTCTTCAAAATTTGTACATTTCTTATAAATTCTACTATTAACCCATCTAGCAAAATGTTTAAGTCTTAAATCAGGTATTTGATTATAAACCATTACAAATGGGTCTACCTTTAAGGAAGTCAATGTTTTAAATCTGTACATATCTTCTTCAAAAGTAGTGTTATAACCAACTAACATAAAGCACATATGTTTATACTTCTTTACATGCTTGCTAAGTGTTTCAATACCTTCTAGCACCTTTCTTTCGTGTCCCATTAAATCCCATGCATAATGTAAACTTCTTAAATGTTTTACTTGTCCTAACCAGTAAGCCTTTTCATCTGTCATAAGCCTTACATCGCAGCCTTGATTTATATCGACTTTTAATTTTCGTTCTTTTATTTCTTTTAGCTTGTCTATGCAATACGGATCAGCTGTAAAGTTGTTATCATGTAAAATTAATACATTACTTTTAGGATTAAGTAAATCACTTATTTCAGCTACATCATGAAACTCACCTTCTTTTTCTGGCACAAAACAAAATCCACAATTTCTTACACAACCTCTAGATGTATATCCCATACCAGCCTCTACAATTTCTTTTGCCTTTTTTCTTTTATGTTCCTTCGTTCCAATACCTTTCATTCTGCTAGCTATTTCTTCGATGCTATATAGCTCATAATCTGGTCTAAGTTTTTCAATTTCATCAGGCAAAGTCTTTTTTATATCCCAGCCTGTTCCACCGATTTCTATTTTATCTTCATATTTGTTTGCTAAATCTTCACAAATTGATTTACTTCTAGTAAAGATTGCACTAGCAAATATTTTTTCATATTCTTTTCCTTCTTGCACAAACTCGACTGTTTCTCCGATTGATTTGTAATAAGTTGAAAGTTTCATAAGTGCAAGATTAGGAATTTTACTATCTACATCTATCAATCCAATCATTTTTTCTCCTAATCAATTAATAAGTAAGTTCTTATATCTCCATTTTTAAACTAAATTTTCTTCTGCTAATTTGTTTTTTTCTTCACTTGTCATTTTATTTTTCCTCATAAAAAGTTATATTTTTTAATACTATGTCGAATGTTCCATTTTCGTTTTTTCTAAAGCTGTATTTCATTGGATCTTCAAAATCTGTTAACTTTCCTTTTATACTAAAACCAGTATCAGTTTTTATATTTCTGTTTTTAAGTTTCTTTTCAATCCATTTCTTGTCTATTTCAAAGTTTTCAGTTAAGCCTCTATCCTCCATATGTTCATTAAAGCTTTCTTGTAATTCTTTATCTTGAATACTATTTTCAGCAAATTTTTTAACATCTACAGTTTCTTTTTCTTTTAAAGTATAATTAAGCATACTTCTTATATCTTCGGCCATTTTCATATCTTCTGATATTGCATTTGTTATCCAGTTGTCTGCAGTTTTCTTAAATACTTTTGTTTTATATTTATCATCTTCTATCTTTTCAGCATTTAGAAACTCTGTTAGAAATTTAGTTTCCAGTTGGTCCTTTTCTGCATCTTTGTCTAATAATCTAAAGTGATAATAATCATTCACTCCATTAGTTCCAACTATTACACATTGCTTTTGTCGACCTGTTTCAGGTATACCTATCTCATTTGATGCGATTTGTATGTTAAATTTATCTTCTACATATTCTATTGAATGAGTGTAAAGTTTTTTATAATCAAGCTTTATAATTGCTACATTTTTTTCATCTTTAACACTGTATAAACATATTGCTAAATCACAAGAATCTATTTCATTATTTCGTTGCATTACTTCAAATAAATATGCTGCTATCTCTTTTGAGTTTTGTAAGAATGTCTTTTCATCGTAAATTATTTGTTCACAGCAATTTTTTACGATATTATCGTTGTAATCTTTGAATTTTGCTTTTCTTAGATCATCATCTTTTAAAACTCTAGTTATTATCTTTTGGAAAAACTTATCTACTTCTAAACTATTTTTACATTCATAGTCATTTAATATTGGAGCATCACTATTTGTATCTAGTACATGTATTATTGATTTATGTATTATCATTTTTCTTCCCCTTTCAATGCATCTTGGCCAAATAAAGCCACCGCCATTTTTTCGATTATTTTCTTTTTAATGTAATGTACATTTGCTATTGTACAATCAAACTCCTCGGCAATATCTTTAAGAGTTTTTTCTTCAAAGTAAATATATTTAAATATCTTTCTTTGTTTTTCACTCATGCTTTTAAACACTTCTGATATCACCTTTCTGTTTTTTTTATGTTCAAATATATCTCCCTCAACTTTTGCAATTAAATCATCTATTCTTATAACTTCATTTTCTATAGGTCTATTAATTGCATGAGTTGGAGAAGATTTAACCATATCATTACAAACTGCCTTTATCGCCCCCCTATCTCCGTCCTTTATCTTTTTTATATGTTCTTCCTTTTGCTGTATATAGATAGTTATAAATTTCATGTTTTTTAAAATCATTTCTGTTTCTTCCATAACATCTTTATTCAAACATTCCACCTCATTATTTTAATTTTGTAGATAAAATAATTTTCTTGAATGTTTATATCATTTTCTTGAACTCCCAACCTCTTTCGATTAACTTTGCTATATGTTTTATTCGACCTTCTTCTAAGAGATTAATTAACCCCATTTTGTCTAAAAGCCCTAAAGATGCTTGAATCATATCAAAGAATTCTTCGATTATATGTTCTTTTTCTTCATTTGTTCCACTTTCTGCTTCGAATTTTGCTACCGCTCCAATAAATTCAGCTTGTTCTTCTGTTACTTTCATCATTTGTTCTATAGTAGAAAGATGATTTTCAGCTAGAAGAGGCATTATATATTTGTTGTATTCTATTTTTTTGTACTCTTCTTTATAACACTCATCGCATATTCCAAAGAAGTCTCCAACAGTTTGAGGATCTTCATATTCTCTATTGCATTCTTTGCACTTCTTCATAATCAACCTCCCAGTCTAAAAAGTAATTTAAACAATCTTTGCAACTTTTAAATTTTGTACAATTTTTTATATAAAAATCACTTTTACATAAGTCTATTTGTATTAAATCAGTTATAACATCACAAGAGCTTTTTAAGTTTTCAACTAAATATTTAAATACCTGGTCTTTATCACTCTCTATTCTGCCTTTACTCATAAGAGCTACGTATTGAAAAACTTTCACTTTATCACCATCCTCTAACTCCAGCATATTGAACTTCTTTCGTCTTTAACTCTTTTAAATATGCATCTAGCTCATTTGGATTAAGTTTATAAACTTTAATTGTATTTCCATTAGTTTTTTCTAATTTTTGTACTTTTGGTACAAATGCATTTTTAATATTTTTACTTGTTCTTAAGCATCCACAACTTTTTACTTTCTTTTTTAGTAAACTGGATCTAACTACTAATTTTTCATTTCCACACTCACATTTACATAAGTAATAATCGTATTTTATTTTTCCTCTATTTCTTTTTCCAGCATACTCTACAACTGTAAGCTTTCCTATTTTCTTTCCTACTAAATCTTGTTTGTCAACTTTTCCAAAAGGTCTTCCCATTATATTAACCCCCTTCAAGATTTTACTATTTTTTATTTTCTATTTTCTTTATATATTTTTTTACAAAGGAAACAGGTCTGTTTATGTTGTAAGCTATTTCTAATGCACTATAACCTTTTTTATACAATCTTTTTAACTTTCTTATTTCTAAATCAGTTGCTATTTTGCCTCCCATATTCATCACCTTTTCATAGCCCCAGGAGGTTTTACGCCTCCTAGGATATTTATTAGTTAATTTTCTTCTTTTAAAGGTATAATTCTTATTTCTTTTAAAATTGAATCATACTCTACTGTCAGAAGAGTTTCTCTATTTATGTGTAACAATCTTCTTAATTCTGCAGGTATAGATACTCTTCCTAATTTATCTATCTTTCTTATATTTCCTACTCTTTCTTTCATAGTTACTCCTTGTCTTTTAATAACTCTGCAAGCTTTTCTATTGCACCTTTTAAAGCTTCTTCTATGTTTGTTTCTTCTGTTTCAGTATGTGATTTGATTTTTATATCTTTACTTCTTAGTTGTATTATTTTTTCTATTGATGTAGTTAAGATGTTTAATAATTTTGTTTCACTTATATCACATTCATCTGCCATTCCTTTTAGAGCTCCATAGTTTAAATATGCTAGTTCAGTCAACATTTCTGCTCTGTCTTCACCTTTTATGTTTACCTCTACTTTTCCATTATTTACGATTGCTTTTATCATCTTTTACCCCCTAAAATATAATTTCTGTGCTTTTTTCTGCTATTAAAACAGGTATTCCAGTAGCTTCTTCTACCTTTTCTTTCATTATTTGACTATCTCCGTGTTTGTCACTTAAATGTAATAACATCAAATTTCTTGTCTTACTTAAATCACTAGCTTTTAGAAAGTCAATTACATTTTCAAGTTCAAAATGTGATTCTTTTATACGAACGCTTAAACTTGTTTCTATGCAATATTCTTCTAAATTTTCTTTGATATAGTTACATTCAACCAAGATACTATTTACATTCTTGAAGTTGTATTCACAGTAGCAAGTATCAGTTATAAATAACAAAGTTCCTATGTCCTGATGTTTTATAAGAAATCCTAAAGGTTCTTCTGCATCATGAATAACATCAAACGGTAAAATAGTAAAATTTCCTATTTGTTGCCTTTTGTTAGCTTTTACTATTTTAGTCCTATAGTTTTTTATGTTTAACTTTTCAAAAGTACCCTTAGCTGAATATACATCTATTCCATTTTCTGTTAAGTCTTTAATTGATTTAGAGTGATCTTTATGTTCATGAGTAACTAAACATCCAACAACTTTGTCAATTTTGTAATTAAGACCTTTTAAAATTTCTTTATATTTGATACCTGCTTCAATTATTAGAGTTTCATCAGGAGTAATAAGTAAATAGCAATTACCCCTGCTCCCACTTGCTAAAACTTTTAAAACGGACAATCTTCTTCCTCTTGAGTTTCTTCTACAACTTCAGCATCTATTTTCGTATCTTCATCAATTATTTCTGCTTCCATTTGCTCTACTTCATCTATATCTATTGTTTTTTTATTAGCTTTTTCTGTTATTTCACTTTCAAAAGCTTCATTTTGGAATGTCACAACATCTTCATCATCTGAATAAGGGCTTCTATTAAATGCACTTGCAAATAACTCACTATCATCTGATGTATTTATATATAATTTACAAGCTCTATTTATAACAGTTCTTTTAGCCATTTGATCTGGGAAATTTATATGTGAAGGACTTTTACCTTTTGTTGGTCCTTGCGCCCATGATGTTTTTATTTGTGGCATACTCATATATTCCGTATGTAAAACCCCTTCTTCTCCTATAACAACAGCAAATGCTCCTATTATCTTTGAGTTATCTATATTTTTTAAATCAGGTTTATAATCTATTACATTTATATTTCCATTTTTATACTCAAACTCAACTTCATCACCTTCATAGATACAATAAGCTTTCACATCTTTTATATATTTACTTCTTTTCGCTGCAGCTATAGTTCCCATATAGCTTTTAGTTAGTTGGAGTTTATTTCCATGTGGAATAAAGTAACATTGCTTTTTCGAAGGACTTAATCCTTGAATAATCATATCTAAAAGAGAATTTGCTATACTTACTTTTGTACAAGTTTCTAATACACATCTTTTATTTTTATCTTTTGTTTCTTGTAAGATTAGATAAGCTGATTTTAAAGCGTTTTGTGCTGCATAATTCTCTGGTATTACTAATTCTTTACTTGCTTGTAACTCTCTTACTCTTTCTAAAACTTCGTCTGTAACAGTTTTAGGTTTTTCTGCAATATTTTGAGATTGTTTAATTATTTGATTTTTCAATACTCGTCACTCTCCTAACTTTTTAGTGTTTAATTATGTTTAATTATAGACAAATGTGTTTATATCACACTATCTAACCAATAAATTTTATTATATTTCCAAAGTAATCTACATTTTCTTACATTTACTTTTTTGCAATGTTTTGTAGGACTTTGAAAATTTAATGCGTTCAAATGTGGATATAATGCTGTAACATATCCTTTATGAGTTTCTCCATTTCTGTAAGTATATTCAACCAAATCTCTATGTTTAATTCCTAATACATTATCTGTTTTTGCTTTTGATTTTCTACGCATCGGTTTAATCATCCATTCTTTTATATTGCAAGTATCTGGAAAACAATTTGTTATACAAATAGCATCGTTTGAATGAGATTTTTCTATATTCCATTCAATTCTTTTATTTGCAGTATCTCCACCTGTTGTAAGATGTAATATTCCTAATTGTTTAATATTTTCTCTAAGATAATTTTTACCTTGCATGACATGCATTGCATAATCAAATCTTTTTGGCTTACTTTTTATTTTGGTGAAATATCTCTCTTCAAATTCTCGTTCTTTCCCTTCTGTCTTTTGATGACAAGAAGAACAAAGAGTAATGAGATTCCCAATAGTATTTGCTCCACCAAATCTCTTTGCTCGAATATGATGAACCTCAAGTACAGTATTTGTTTTTCCACATTCTTGACATTTACAACTATCTCTTAATATTGTCGCTTTTCTAAGATTTTCATCTAATCTATTATTCTTCTGATATTGCCAATTATAAGGTTTATATCCATCGGTCATTGCTCTTATATCTATTGCTACATCTTCAAGATAATATTCTTTAATATTTATCCATTTATTTAATTGATATAAAACTCTAAGAATAGAATCTTTCTTTTGTTTAATACTTGGCGCTAATCTATTAGTTTTTTTTGAAGATGCTCTATTATTGAATCTAGGTTTACGATATCTTTTATGATATCTACGGTATTGTCTATATCCTCTACGAACATCCATTAAGTGTTTTACATCTTGTCTTTGTTCAATAGTTCCTTTAAATACAACTTTATTTTTACTTGGACATTTTTGAACAATTGCTATTCCAACATGAGAACTACCATCGTCAATTCCACAAACCATATGACTTTCATCTTCGTCATCAGGTTCAACTTCTTTTTCTAACTGAATTACCATAGGATATTTACTTTTTAATTTTGCTCGACCTTTTCTAATCAAATACCAACCTTTATTTACTTTAGTTGGAGCTAAAGGTCTATTGTTTTTATCTACAACAAAACAATATTCAATTTTATTTTCCATCTCTGGACACCTTCCTTTCGGAGAATTTTTCGTCTTGGGAATGTCAAGTAGAGGATATGTGTTTCCCTGTTATCAATACAGGACATTAGCATTGTTTCTTGGTTAGCACTCACAGAGTTTCAGACTGACGATTACATCTAAAAGTGTGTGTTTACCTTACTACTCAACATAGTTCATATCTGCAATATATGTTTCCATAAAAGCAGTCACTAACCCTTGAAACCTCTTGTTAAGCCATATACAAAAGACTAATGTGTCCACTTTTCTATATGTTTGACTATATATTTCTATGTATATAGTCACTTAACAATTAGTCCTGTTGCTAGTAACAATATGCGTTTAACTTTTTCTTTCCTTTGTTCTTCTGTTAGATAGTTATTTTTCTTAGTCAATCTATCTTGTTTATGTCTCTTAGCTTTTTCAAAATTAACCTTTCCTCTAACTGAAGATAATGTTCGCCCTAAATATTTTGCTATTTCTTCATCTGATATTAATTTATAATTTTCTTCTAAAAACTTTTCTTCTTCTATGCTCCATTTCATTTTTACACCTATTCATTTATTTTTATTTCTTTATCCTCTGTGACTACCAACTTAATCAATTGACCTTTAGTATCTGCTATTTTATTTACACATTCACTATTATCAATGAATATAGGTGCGACTAATTCGAAATACTCGGATAAAGTGTTTATTATATCTATACCAGCATTTATTTGACCTGCAGTATTTGCATTAGAAAATGGTACTCCATTTATAGTTGCCTCACAGGTTTCTGCAATAGCTCCGTTAACTTGAGTAGAGAATAATTTAAAGCTTACGTTCTTAAAATGCTTATTTATATTTTTTTCTAAAAGTTCTACTCTCTTAGTAACAAACTTTTCATATAGCATTATAAGACCTTCTTGTCTTGCTATTTCTACTCCGATTTGTTTTTCCTCTGCTTTTAGATCTTCTATTCTTTGATTTGCTTTCTTGTTATTTTTAACTGCTCCTAATTGACTATATAACCCTTTTAGTTGTGTATTAATTTCTCCTTTTTCAATTAAAAGTCCTGATTTATCTGGATATGTATCATCTTCTTGTAAACTTTCTAAAAGCTTGTTGTTTTCTCTTTTAAGTTTTAATATTTTTTCTTTCGTTGCATCACTAGGCGTATAAGAAATACCTCCTATTTGGCTTTCTAGCTGATTTATTTTTTCTTTCTTGATGTTTATATTATTTTCTATCTCAGAAAGCTTTAAAGTATAATTTTCGATATCTTCTTGAATATCTTCTTGTTCTTTAACTTTTATTTTGCCTTTTTTTATTACTTCTTCTTTTCTTCTAGCTTTATCAAGATTGAAGTTTTTCTCTAATTCTGCTTGTTTTTCTTCTATGTCTGATTCATCAAAAGGTCGTTTACAAGTAGGACACTCTGTTTTTATACTACTAAAGTCAACTTTCTCAGCTTGAATTCCACTAAATTCTTCTCTTAATTTAGCAGCTTCATTTTTTAGCATTTCAAACTTTCTAGTTAATCCATCTATTTTATATTCACATTCATTTTTCTTTTGTTGTTGTGAATATAAATCTTTTTCTTCTTTTCTTCTTTCTTCTTCTAATATTCTTACTTTATTGTCATAATCTTTTCTGTCAGCTTGTCTTTCTTCTTCGATTAAGTTTTCATTTTCACTTATTTTTTTCATTACTTCATTTCTTTTAGCTAATAATTCTTTACTACTATTAGCTATATCGCTTATTTTATTGTCTATATCTTTTAACTTACTTTCTTTAAATGCTATTTCTTTTTCAACTTCTTTTACATCTAAATCAACTACTGTTTCCATTAATTCCTCGATTTTGTAAGGAATTGACTTTTTATTTTCTCTTAGTTTTTTAATGCTACCTTTTTTACTGTCTATTAGCTTTGATACATCTTCTTTTTCTAGATCTTGTTTTACTAAATTTAAATCTTTATCAGTTTTTACAACATCATCTACTGATATATTCCCTCCAGCAACTTCTAAGATGACTTTTCTTTGTTCTTTCCAACCAAGAGAAGGAAAATGGAAAGGGTTAGTTAATAATTTAAATGTTTCTTCGTCTGCTATTTCATTTATTTGCTTGTTATAATCTGATTTTTTAACTGGAATATCATCAATTTCATATTTTGTTGTATTCCCATCAAATACTTTTTCGCTTTCTCCTCTTCTAGAGGTCCATTTTTCTTTATATTCTTTTGATAGTTTTACTTCTAATCCATCTACTTCTAAGATGCCTGTTACATGAGGATTTAAACCTCTTATATATTCGTTATTTTCATCTAAAGGTTTTAACTCAAATTTGCTATCTCCTTTACTGTTTTTATCGAATAATAACCATGTAAAAGCATCAAATATACTTGATTTTCCAGTTGCATTTTGGCCTGATATTGTTGTGATGTCTTTGAAATTTATGTCTAATTTTGATATGCCTTTAAAATTGCTTATTGATAGTTGTTTTAATTTTATCTCTTTCATTTTCTCCCCCTATTTAAAAAACTCTAATGGCGATACATTTAAAGCTTTCGAAAGTCCTTTTAGCACTAGTAAAGTGGGATTTGTTATAACCCCATTCTCTAGTTTTGCTATATAGCTTTCTGTAACACCAACTGCGTTTGCTAATTCTGTTCGGCTTTTTTTCATATTTAGCCTTTTACTCCTAACATAACCCCCCTATGTTCATTTGATTACCCCCTTATAAGTTTCTATAAATTCTAAAATTGTAAGTGTCGGATACTTTTCTGCTATTTTTTTTAAGGTTTCTATTTTGCAAATCAATTTAATCATCTCCTTCTGCATTAGCACACCACCATGCTCCAACCACAAAACCTATACAGAAAATTAAACTTATTTCTAAAAATTTAATTATCATTTATACTCCCCATTTAAATTAAAAAGGTATGTCATCATCATCTATAGCTTGAAATCCATTTGGATCTAACCCTGGATTTGTTATATTATTTGTTCCTTGTTGATTATCTTTCGGATAATCTAATGCTTGTACACTTCTACCACTAACCTTAGTAAAAGTTCTATTTTCTCCATCTTGAGTTTGATATCTATCAACTCTAAGATTTCCTTGAATAGCAACTAATCTACCTTTTGTTATATAATTAGCACAAAATTCAGCTGCTTTCCCTATAACTTCTATTGGTATAAAGTCTGTTTCTTTTGTCCCATCTTTTTTCTTATAGTCTCTGTCTATTGCCATCGTAAAAGTAGCAACAGGTGTTCCAGAATTAGGTATGTATCTTAACTCTGGGTCTTTTGTTAATCGTCCTACTAAAACTACATTATTCATCTTTACCTTTCCTTTCACTAACTTTCATTATTAATTTAGCTATATTTGAACCCGTTTTCGTCAATTCTTTATCATGAAAAATTAATTTTTCATGGTTCATTCTTAGTAATTGACTTTTATTAATTAATATTAAATTATCTTTTTCTAAGTTCAATTTGTTTTGATCAGCAAATATAACTACATCATCTTGTGTTAATTTGATATTATGATATTTTTCATATAGAATCCTATGCTTCAACTTCCACACATTAGGTTCTTTTACTTTCATTAGAATATATCCATTACTATCAATTCTTTCACTACCAATTTCTTTTTTATTCCAAGGTTTACAACCTTTTTGAAAAGAAGTTTTATTTGGACCAGTAAGTCCTTTAGTTCCTTTATTCCACGTTTTATGTCCCTTTTGAAACTGGCCATCAAACTCTGTGTTATATCCATATCTTTTAATTGCACTTGTTATTTGACTTAGTTTGAATTTATACTCAAATTTTTCGTTCATTAAGTCTAATATTTCCTTACGATGTTTCCCTGGAGTAATTTCTCCAAGATACTTTTTTTCTTCTTCACTCCATTTATGTGGTTTTTCGCTCATTATTCACCACCTTCTAGCATTTTAGGCATTTCTTTTTCATTGTTTTTACCATATTCTAATTCTATGGATTTTGCTTTTAATACAACATTTGCATTGGCAATAATTTGTTTTGAAACTCCTATAACTGCTTTACTTCTTATAATTTCATCTTCTAATTTTTCTCCTGTTATCTCTTCGTCATTTAAACGTTCTAATTGAGCGAATAAATGATTGTTTAGGTCACCCAAGGTGTTGCGTGGCATAAAATCATCCTCCCTTATTTCTTATAATATTCCCATTTTAGCTTTTCACCTGTTACTGGATGATTTCCAGCTGATTGTTTTTTATTTCTGCAACAGTCACTTATACTAGAGTAAGATGTTTCAGTTTTTATACTTGCTTCTTTTAAAGAATTAAATATTTCCCCCGTAGTTATACATATAACAGGTTTACTTAACTTTTTGCTCATTTCTTTTTTACTTTTCGGTGTGTGATGTTTTCCATACATAGGATGTTTTTCACCTGCATTTTTACCTTTTAATGTTTTGCTAATTTTCTCTCGTATACTTCCATAATTATTATTATATTTGTAAGTACACCATTCTAAATTATCAACATTATTATTGCTAGGGTTTTCATCCTTATGATTAATACATGGATAATTATTTTCATTAGATAAAAACGCTAATGCAACTAATCTATGCACGGTAAATTGTTTTACTTTGTTATTCTTGCATAAATTTACTTTCAAATAACCTTTATCATTTCCTGGTTTTAATTTTTTATTTGATAAGTAACTATATACATTACCTAAATTACTAACTAGATATAAACCTTCATATCCTTTGATATCTTTCCAAACCTCATCTTTTGAAACTAAAGTATTCCTAGGCACTTTTTAAACCCCCTTAGCTATTCTCATATTCGGTACATTTTTAAACTCGATTATATTTTCTCCACACATTTCTATGATTCTACTAGTTATAGCAGCATCATAATCCATCAATTCATCTAGTGATTTTTCTGTACTTACTATAATCGGTTTTTCTGTCATGTAACGATAATTTATTATTTCATAGATATACTTTCTATCAGCTTCGCTTGTTTGACCTTTAAGTAAATCATCAACGAATAGCACAGTGCAATTCTTATACTGTTCTATTTCTTTGTTGTAATTAATTGGATCCATACAACATTGTTTTAGTTTCATAATTAAGCTAACATATTCAGCATATCTACATCCTACATTTTGATTTACGAGTTGCATCATCATTGCAATTCCTAAATGGGTTTTTCCCGTTCCTGGTTTTCCAGTTAATAAGAAACTACCCTTTTCCTCTTTAAACTTCTTACAGTAGCTCATGGCTCGTAATTTTGCCTGTTTCTGATGCTCTGTATCTGTTTTGAAGTTTAAAAAAGTTTTCTTTTTAAAAGAATCCGTTAGGCCACATCTTTCTAACTTTTCTTTTATGTGTCTTTTCTTGATACATTCACAAGGAACGGCTTGAGTATAGCCTTCTTTATCTTCTTGTAAAGTGTATCCTAAATCTCTACACTTCTCACATTGATATTCTATAGCCATTTTTCTATGCTGCCGCCTCCCATTTCATCTAATTCTTTTTGTAATTCGTCTATTTCATCTAAGTCATCTTGACTTACTGGTTTCATTTTCTCGGGATCTATATAACCTTGATATTTTTGTAAGTCCTCTAATATGTTTGAATTGTTATTGTCTTGATGTTTATTTGAGTTGTAGTTACTTAAGTTGTCTTTTAGTGGAAAAACTCCTTGCCAACAATTTTCAATCGAGTTTTCCAGTATTTTTATTTTGATATCATCTGTTGTTGCTAACTTATCTAGTTTATTTAGTATTCCTTTTAATGCTCTTTCTGTAACAGGCTTTTTAATGCTCTTTCGCATTTTCATAAAATCTATTATTGTTTCCTGTAAGAAAGAGTTAGAAGTATACTCATTTATAAGAACATCTAAATCAGTTCTTTTTTTCTTTTTTTCTTTTTTATTAAGACTGTTATTATTAACACTATTAATATTTAAACTGTTATTATTAAGACTGTTAATATTAGTGTATTCGTTTTCGAGATATTCATTTTCGATATCTTTATTTTCGTGATATTCATTTTCGATATCTCTAAAATTAATACATCGGTCTCTTTCATCCATTATGATTTCATATATATTTTTTGCTTTTAAATTACCTGATTTTATTCTTTCTACTTTTATGTACCCGGATTCTTTTAATGTTTTTAAGTGTTTAGTAAATCTATTGATTGAGATTCCTAATTCTTCACACATTAAATCTCTACTTGGATAACATGTTTTTTTATCTCCAGCGAAGGCTATTAAATATGCATAAATTGCTTTTGCCTCAATTGAAAGATTCTTATCTCTCATAACTATCTTAGGTATTATTCCATACCCATCACGTAAAATACTATTTTTGTTGTATTTTACCTCCATTGAATCTGTCATTTAATCACCTCGTTTAAACTTGCTGGCTTTCCTTCTCTTTTACTAATTCAGAAAGTTTAGAAGGGTCTATTCCTAAAATTTTTGCTGATTCAGAAACTTGAAAAGCTTTTATAATTTTAAGAACCGTGTTGTAATTTTCTTTATTAAGTCCTTGTAAATCTGATGCTATTTTTAGTCTTTCTTCATATCTAGTCATCTAATTACCTCCTTCGTTGTTTTTCGTTTATATATACATTATATTCCATTTTTTTACGTTAGTCAACGAATTTTTAAACATTTTTAATTATTATTTCTCGTTTTGTGTCGTTGATATTTTTGTTTTGTTAACGACTTTTTACGATTTTCTCGTTTATTTTTTTCTATTAATATGTTACAATTATTGTATATTAATAAAATAAAAACTTTTAAATATAATTGGAGGCAAGATATGAATGGTGTAAATGAAAAAGATATTGGTAAAAGAATTGAATTCATAAGAAAGAAAGAAAAGCTTTCAAGACGAGAGTTTGGAAAAATAGTAAATAAAAGTGAAGATGCTGTATATAATATTGAGAAAGCTAGAGCTAAAATCAGTGATGATATTATTTATAGCATATGTAATATTTTCCACATTAATAAAAATTGGCTGCTTAATGGAGAAGATGGTATGTATGAAACTAATTCCAAACATATTAGACTTGCAAATATAGTTGGAAATTTAGAAAAAGAAGAAAATCTATTTGAATTAACAGAAATGCTTCTAGATCTAAATGATAGACAAATTGAGGTAATTAAAGATTTAATAGATGTGTTTAAAGAATCAGAAAAAAAATAGGTGCTATGCACCTACTTTTTATTTTCCTCGTTTTTTTTGTTTTTCTTTGTTAAATATTGATAAACGAACCCCAGTGTATCAATATCTTTATTTTGTTTTAACAAAATTATTATTTCTTCTTTTAATTTTGTTATATAGTCCATAGCATCTCCCCCAAAACAGCTTAATAATATCGAACTTACGTTCTATGTAGATATATTATAATACTAATTTTCATAAAATTCTATACCTTATTTACATTATACTTCCATTTATTGCCATTTTGTCTATTTGTCCCCCATTGCGGGACACTATTTGTATTCAGAATCAAATAAGTCAGTTATTCTACACCCTAAAGCTATCGCTATTTTTTCTAGCTTTACTAGATCCAGTACTGTATCGTTATTCTCCAGTCTAAAGAGAGTACTTTTGCTTAGTTTAGTTTTGTATGCTAACTTTCTAAGACTATGATTTTTCTCGTTTCTTACCTTTGAAATATTGTTGATTATCATAAAATTTATTCTAAAATAACTGCTTTTTCTCGTAAATGTAAAATATTTGGTTAATATTCCACAAAAACACTAGAAAAGAAAAAAAATCCACCTTCCGCAAGATGGATTTTCTTCTAAATAATCATAGGTCATATATAAGATATAGAAATACTTTTAACAATTTAATTATAACATTCCAATACTTATTTGAAAATCGGAACATATTCCTAACTTTTACAAAAAAAACAACCGCTCTTGATGAGGGTTAAGAGCGGTTAGGGAGTATTGTTTCATACCATAAATTCTAATGATAAACAATATACTAGAAATATTTTAGGAATAAAAAAATATAATCTTAGATAACTATATTATTAATGATACTACTGTTTTTTCAAAACTTCAATCGGAACATATTCCTAATTAACAATAAAAAATAACTACCTCACAGATGGAAAGGTAGTTATTCTTTAAGAAAGGAGTACTTATATTAGTAATATAGCTAAAACTTTAAGTCTTATACAATATAAGATTAACACCTTTCATTTCCAATTACAATCGGAACATATTCCTATATATTTTTATAAGTAAATTTTACAAAAGTTCCGTTTTCAGTTTTAGCCTTAACTCTGGCAACTTCTGTTGTTTCATCTATTTCTAAACTTTTAATCGCTTGAATAACCATATTTGTTTTACAGTTTTTAGTTTTAAATTCCCATTGTTCAACTAATTTTTTAATGTTATTATTTTTCATTTTTCTTACCCCTTCTCTAATTAATATCATTCAACTTTAAAACCTAAATAGTCGGCAAAAATAGTCCCTGTCATGTCGATTGTCCCTGTCACTCTTACCCACTATCATTATTTAAAAATCAATAGCTAAAACCTCTCTCTGTTTTTATAATAGTCCCTGTCTCTCTTAAAAGCTATTTTTTATTTAGAGTAGAGGCTTTAGCATTTTTTATATTGTTTTTAATCCACTAGGGTAGTGGAAATTTACCCTAGTAATTCATATAATCGTTGTTGTCTTTCATACTCTTTTAAAGTCTTTTGAGATTTATTTCTAAACTCTAATCTTAGATTGGACCTTCTACAATTTTCAGGATTATTATCTTTGAATACTATTTTAAAAAATCTTGTATTATATGCTCCAAAGAATCCTTCGTAAACTAATTTATGAACTGGAATATTTTTTCTTTTACCATTTTGGACCAATGTTACAGTTTTATATCTATGAGTATAAAAAACTTTCAGCTCTTTCCAAACAACACTTCCATAATCAATTTTATCTAGTGTTTGATGTTCAAATCTTTTCTTGCTGCTAAATACTCTTCCAAAACTTGTTATGTAATAATCATCAAAGTTTGTAACTGGAACAGCATCTTCACCTATAAATAAATAATCTTTAATTGTATCTTTCATCAAGTTCTTCCAGTTGCTCTCTGTTATACTCACGATAATCCTCCCCTCTTAAAACTCTATCTTCAATATATTTGTCAAATTCCTCTGTGCTTTCAAATTTATATCTAGTTTTCTTTGCAAATTTATATCCTTCTGCATGTGCTTGTCTTTCTGCTTCTGTAATGATAATATCTATTCTTTTCATAATGTCTTTATATAGATCTTCGTTCATTTCCGCATCATGCTTTGCACAATTAGAAAGTAATTTATCTATTTTTAGATAGTTACGAGCAAATACTTTACTTCTAATAAACTCGTAGTTGTGTGAAGTTACTGCATGCGGTTTTGTGTTTCTTTTAATATAATCTTCTACTTTTTTATCTTGTTTTTCTTTATAAGCATCACTAATAGGTTTAAAAGGTTCATAATCTCTTAAAAATAATCCCTCTATGACCTTTATAAGCATTTTTAAAAGATTAATAACTAAATATAAGCTAAATCTACAAAATTTTATTACAAGGGCAAATACAACCTCAAGCCATGAATTATATTCAGTTTTTTCTTTATATCCTTCTAAATGTTCTTCTTTGCTTAAAATATAAGTTGCTTTTGTTTTTTTATCTCTATCTAATATTTCTATACTATCATTTTGCATTCCAACCCCTCCAATCTAAAATTTTAATTGCAAGTAATCTTAAAATTGGATTAGAATACAAAAAATCTTTTATTTCTTCCTCTTTTCTTTTTATTGCCTTTTCTTCATCTGACAATACATCGACAAAAAATATTTTTTCTAAATTCATATTATCGTCGAACATTTTGACTTTATGTCTTCTCATTATTCTTCTCCTTCCTCCTGGAGAAAAACTATGTTATAATTTACTTGCTACGGTTAGTTATAACATAGTTGTAACTTCCAGGGTCGCTCATCTTTGTGTGGGCGACTTTTTTATTTTATTTTTTTATTTCAACATCTAAATAGATGCTAGAATACTTACTTTTACCTCTGCTTTTATAAGCCTGTGATTGACTTATAATTTCAAATTCCTTTTCTAACTTTTTAATAGCCTCTTCTAATTCTTCTGGTCTTTCATGGTTGTATGTAATTCTTATTTTTAGCATATTCTCACCCCCTTATTTTGGAATATCTAAATTATTTTCTGTAGCATAATGTAATACTCTACTTTGTGACAAATCGCTTAAAGAATTAAAACCATTTTCAACTGCTGCTAAATATAATTGTTCTTCTAAATTATTATTGTTATTAGATTTAGACTGTCTAAGCTTATCGTCTAATTCATCAGATGTATAATTTTTATAGTGTTCATTAAATGTATCGTGATATTTTGTTAAAGGTTTTTTATTCTCTTTTCCAGTATCTTTTGTAACAGTTTTTCCTTTGCCTTTTTTATTTTTAAATTCTGCTTGATCCTTTTGATAATCATCTAAAGTTACTATATTTTTTTTGTCTAGATTTTCAAAAACTTGTTTCATATAAGCATATTTTTTACTAACACTTTCTTCACTTGCTGCTATAAAAACTTGTTCAAATACATCTAAATCAAATTTATTTGCATATTCTAAAAGTAGTTTTTTAGTATGTGGCATAAATCTTTTTTCAATTTTAAAAGACTTATATAGTTCTATAAGTTTTGTTTCTTTTTCAACACCAACAACAACTTCATTTTCTTTATTAATATAGTTGTTATTATTATTTTCTTTATTAGCGTATCGAAAATCGGTATCGCAGAAATTGGTATCCCTATTTTCGGTATCCCAGTTTTTAGGATTACGGTGAGATGTAGTGTTTTCAACACTTTCATCGTTATTAGTTTTTTCGCTTACGTTCATATTTACGTTATCGTTTACGTTCGTAATATCTACGTTTTGTTTTTCGCTAAAAACTTCGTATAAATAACCATTTGTAAGGTTACCATTTTTTAGAGGTGTTCTTTTTATATAACCAATCTCTATAAGCTTATTTAGGCCATTAGATACTCTAGTTTTACTTACTCCTAATTGAGTAGCTAAGCCTTGTATACTTATTACATGATTTGGATTAGATATATATTGTAAAATCTTTGCAAATACAAAAAATGCATTTGGGCCTAATAAATTCATATCGTTCATAATTTCATTTGGAATAACTGTAAAACCTTTGGCTAGTTCTGCGCTTGCTATAAATTTGGATTCATTGCTACTTTCGAACTTAGACATATCTATTTCCCTCCTATGTTGAATTTTATCGATTTGTAGCAATTTTTATCTATCTTAAAGAATTGAAAATATAATAAATGCATGATATAATATAAATACAATATTGATATATGTGATACAAGATAGACCTACTTTGCTACAGTTTCTGTACAATTTGATTGTTGGCGCGATCAAAAAGTAGGTTTTTTTATGTTTATTTTTCTTTATTTTTCATGTAATTAATAAGGATATTCTCTGCAAATTTTGACATTGATTTATATCCTTCCTTTTCCATTAACTCTTTTAAAAGAGCCTTGTCTGCTTTTGAGAGTTTCACATTTATTCTTGTATTGTCTTTTGAAACAGCCAAATAAAAAACCTCCTATCTGTAAAGTGTGTCACTTCTCTTTTTAAAAAGTGTATCACTTTAAAAAACAAAAATCAATATATAATTCTAAAATAATAATATTGGTTAAGATATTAACATTATTTTAACTATAAACAACATTTTAATAAAATGTTAACTAAAATATATATTAATATATTAACAAAATTTAAACAATAATTAAGATATTATTAATATTTAAACTATTTTATTGACTTTTGTATTTTTTTATCATATACTTTAATTAAGATATTATTAAAATATCAACTAACATTAGGAGGGATTTATATATGGCTAAAAAAGATGTTCAATTTATAGGCTTTGATGGTGGTAGAGGTTACATTAAGGCTTATACAGAAGTAGATGGAGAGGCAAAACAAACAATATTTAAGTCAGTATATGGTGATGGACGTTCAGGTAAAGTTGACTTTGAAAATTACGAAAAACCTAAATACTTAAATATAGAAGGTGAAGACTATTTCGTTGGTTTATTAGCAGAAAGAGAATCTTATTCTTCTATAAGAAATTCACAAGATTCAAAAACAAGTGATACTATGAAGATATTATTTGCATCAGCATTAAACGATATAGCAGTAAAAGATACTGTAAAAGTGGTATTTGGAGTTCCATATAAAAACTATAAGAAATCAGTATTAGCTGACATAGTAAATACATATAAAGGCGAAACAATCACTATAAAAGACAATATAACAAATGCAACTAAGAAAATATTTATAGAAGATGTAACAATCGCTAGAGAGGGCGATGCGGCTTTATACTATGCTATTAATGGAAAGGTAAATAAAGATAAGCCAGTAGGACTTGTTAACGTTGGTTTCAGAACTATGGAACTATCATATTTTGATAAAGGTTTCCAATTTAATGACAGATTATCTAATACTGTTGAATACGGAAATAGTACAATGCTAAAAATAATACAAGATAATTTAATGGCAAGTGGAATTGCAAAAAGTGTAAACGAAATAGATAGTTCTGATGATTATGATCTACTTAAAAAGAAAGCATATAAATTAGGTTCTGAAAAAGTAAATCAAATAGTAGAAGAAAATTGGATAAACAAAGATGAAATGAAGTTATATTTAGCAGGTGGAACTTCTTTAAATCTTGAACCTTCTGATGACTTTGATAGAGTTGATAATTCTCAAATGGCTACTGCAATTGGATTATTTAAGTTTGCAAAATTAAAATTTTAAAGGTGATTAATTATGGCAAAAAAATCAAGTACAGTATATATAGAAGAAAATTTTTGGGATATGATAAGCAAGTTTCAAGCAGAAAGAGATTTATCAAGCAGAAATGATGCAATACAAGTAATATTAAGTGAGTGGAATATCCTAAAACAAATTGACTTCAACAATATACAAGTTAATGTAACTCTTGGTGATGTTTCACAAGTTGCTAAACAAATAAAAAATACAGAACAAATAGAAGAAGATGAAGATCAAAGAATTGTAAGAGAAAGTCTTCTTAAAATGGAAGAAGAAATGCCTGATTAAAAAGATAAGCTAAGGTTTCAGATAGCCTTAGCTTTTTTGTTTATTTACTATTAATATAATCATTTAAAATTTTATTAATTAAATTTGTTAAAGACCTACAATCGTTTTTTGCTAATTCTTCTAATTTGGATTTTAATTCCCTATCCATATTTATAAGCACTCCGACTTTACTTTGTTTAACTGCCATAGTATCACTTCCTTTTTTATAAAATCTTACTATATATAAAAATTATAGTCAAGTTATATAACTTTTTACTTGTTTTTTAGGGTATATAACTTTAATTGTGGAAAAGAAAAGAGAGTGAATTAAAATTTATCACTCTCTAATACCTCTAGTAGTTGTGGAATATCTACTCCAAAACCTTCTGTTAATTTTGTACTTCCTACGAAATCATTCCAATTAAATGCCGTAGTAAATGTATATGTTTTGTTACTTGTATTTGCTCTTGTATATTTAGGTTTTCTAGTAGCTGATGTGCCGAATAATACCTTTGCTCTAAGCACCTCGAAAGAGTAACCTCTACCAGCTTTCTCGATGTTCTTAATCAAGTTGTTTAAACTTTCTGTATAAGCATTTGTAATTCTACAAGTAAAGTAGTTAAATATCTCATACTGCCAGTTATCAACTGTTTTGATTACATCTTGATAGTATTTCATATCTTTTGGAACTGCTTTCTTCCAGTCCTTATAAGCCTTTAAAGCATCTTCTCGATTATCGTGTTTATAGATATCCCTAAATTGTTCTTTTAACTCATAGGCTAACTTTAACTGTGGAAAGTCCAGAAACATCAGTTGCATATCCCAAATCTGTCTAGCATTTAAATCCTCTTTGTTCCTTAGTAACAAGAATCTATCTTTTAACAACTTAGACCTTCGTTTTTTATCTAATGAGCCTTTAAAAGCCTTTCTCTCGCCCTCTAGTGCATTGTTGACTAATTGTATTACATGGAATCTATCAACGATTACCTGAGCCTTTGGCAACTCCTCATATACTGCCTCTTTGTAGTATCTCCACATATCTATGGTTACTACTTCTATGTTCTCCTTGTTAGGCAATTTGCTTAAAAAATCCTTTACATCGGATTTCTTACGGCTTGGCTGGATATCCAATACCTTACGTCCAATTATATCGGTGTAAACGGCTCTCATATTCTTGTTAAGATGCGCCTCGTCTATTCCTAATATAACTGGAGTAAGGAAGGTCATATCCTTTTCTAGCCTTTCTATGTAGGCATTAAATATTCGCTTTACTGTAGTAGGAGAAACACTATATTCCTCTGCTATATTAGCAAATGGTTTTTTAAGAGATTCTTTTTCTATTTGCTCTCTTAAACGTATAGTGATTTTATCTCTATCGTCAATGCTCTTATAATGTTGACTAAATGTTGTATTGCAGTATCTGCATTTATATCTATGTGTATGTATTTCAATCCCTACACGTTTTCCAAAGCTGTTTAAATCCCTCACAAATCGCTTGGATTTACCATGCTTATAATATTCAACTCCACCACATCCTGGGCAAGCCACAGGCTCTTTAACTGGTCTTACTACTACCATCATATCGTGGTCATCTTGTATTGTGTCTAAAACTTCAAATTCTGGTAAATTTAGTATATTCATGTTGTCTTATCCTTTATTTCATTTAATCTTTTGTCAAATTTATTCACATTACATACCTTCAAAGTTCCATCCATTTTCACCAACCACCTCTAAAATCTCTTTTAAAGTATAGTTTTCAAACGGATGTCTATCATAAACACCATTTGATATATCGTTGCTATCAAAAGTATAATTATATACAGACCAATCATAATCTTTTGCTTCTGCTTTGCTCATACAGTCTGTATCTTCTATATTTTCAAAACTTATAAAATCCCAACAACATGGATGGACTAAGTTATGTCTAAATCCTTGTGCCTTTTCATATGTTACATATATTCCACACCCAAAAAATTTAGATGATTCATACATTTCCATCAAATATTTATCGCTTAGAAATTCTAATTTATCCATAGTATCCCCCTTTGAATTTATAAATCATAATCAAAATCATTATATATTCCATATTCTTCATGCAATACACTTAATAATATTTGGAGTTGTTTAAATGTTATTCCTATACGGATTTCGCTTTCTGGATTAAAATTGTGGCAATCCGCATCTTTAAAAGCCCATTCAAACAAATCTATTATTTCGGTAATTTCCGTATTAGTATTAATTTTATCCAATATAAATCCCTCCTTAAAATTTATACCTTATTATACCACAATTAAAGTCATAATCTCCACAGTTAAAGTTATTTTAAGTAATGAATTTTATATTCACTTGTCAAAGTACATTTTCTTATTAATCCACAGTTATAGTTTCATACCCGAAAAATAAACATCTATCTGAAGCGATAGGAAAACAAGGGCTATATGAAATAACTAGACAACTTGACTATAAATGCAAATTTAAAGGAATTGAATTAGTAAAAGCAGATAGATTTTTCCCAAGCAGTAAAACTTGTTCTAATTGTGGTCATGTTAAAAAAGACTTGAAACTAAGCGATAGAACTTATATTTGTCCTGAATGTGGTACTGTAATTGATAGGGATTTAAATGCAGCAATTAATTTAGCAAATTATCAACCCGTAGAATAATCATTTAAAAGATATTTACGGTATGTAGGGAGGTTTAACCCTGATTTAATGCCTTTTGAGGATTGTATAAACTCGAGTAGCTTAGGCAAAAGAGAATTCGTTGAAGAAGGAACCTTGTTAATTGAAATATGTTCTATTATTACAAGATTATTGAGATATGACAGGGATTAAAACTGCCTTTGGAGGATTGCATAAACTGTAACATTGCATATTCCATTAAAACAAGGATTAAAACTACACTATATTGCTTGCTACATACACTGTAATACGTGTAACAGAATATATTCCATTAAAACAAGGATTAAAACAAAGCTGGTAAGATAAAAACATCAAATATAATTAATGTAACAGAATATATATGTGAAATAAGACTATAATATCACAAATTGTGATATTGTATAAATATAGGGATTACATTTTACTGGTACTAGAGTGTTATTCTCTAAAAGCTATAAATTAGTTTTTTTCGTTAAAACCACTCTTATTGGCGTTTGAGTGGTTTTTTGCTGTCTAAAATAAAAAAGCTAGAGGAGAGTATCCCCTAGCTTTTAATATTATCGGTCGCTTATCGGTCGCTATCGGTCGCGTCTGATAGAATTATTTTTCAAATACTTCTACATATTTTGGGCTGGCAGTGATATATACTCCTGATTTTAATTTATACATATCTGTTCCAGTTCTTTTTATAGTTTCTACTACAGTATAAGCTCCACCAGCGGTAACTTTACCTACCACACTGCTTGAATTAAAATCAGCTTTGCTATGTATATTTACATCTTTTAATATTCTAATGTATTTAGTTTTAGTAGTAGCAGTAGTAGGTATAACTGTGACTTTTCCTTTTCCATTAGTACAGTTAATTATATCTGATACTTTTATCTTTCCTGCTTTTAAATTATAACAATCCAATTTAAATTGAGCATATTTTGAAGGATTAAGAACCATATATATTGGGCATAATTTATATGCTCTACCCACCACATCTGTATGTCTTATTATATCTTTTTTACAGTCTAATCCTTTTCTGTCGCATAACCATGCACATAAATGAACCATACTTTTATATGTAGCATCTGTGTAATGATTATCTTTTCCTGTTGTTGCAACTTCAACTCCAATAGCGTAACTATTAGCTGAATTTGTACAATAACACATTTCATTTAGAGGTATTAATTGATATATTGTTCCGTTTAGATCAATAACAAAATGTGCTGATGCATATACATATTTACCATTAACTTTTGTTCCATTTGCAACTACATTGTTAAAATAGTTAACTGTAGCAGAACCTTTAACATCTGCTTCACCAGTATAGTGAATTGCTACTTTTGTATAATTTAATGGAGTTCCAGGTCTACCATATTTGTTTTTCTTTTGCCATTTTTCAACGATTGTTGGTTTTACTATTGACATTATATCATCTCCTATTTATTTTCAATTAAAGCTTTGAAACTTTGGTGCAATCCTACACTAGAAAGCCCACTTAAAAGCCCTCCTAAGAAAATATTCATATCAAATGATTTAGATATTGCTATGTTTAATACAACACCTAATACAGCCATTATGAAAGGAATATACTTATTAGGAATAAAATCAAAGCTAGTTTTTATAACATATCCTATTCCACAACAACCTAATACAACTCCAATGACTAAATAACTATTAATAACATTTAAATCTATCATGATGAACCTCCTATCCTTCTAAGTGATCTATTCTATGATGTGCTGACTTTGTTGATTGTTCAACTGCAGACATTCTTTCTACTAAATTATTATGTTTATCAACTCTAGTTGACAAAATATTTATCTCTTCTTTTAAACTTTTTATTTGTTCTTGCATTACTGCAGTAGTTTTACTATTTGCAAAATAAGAACCAGCTAAAGTTCCTATAAATGCTATAATAGCAACAATTATTTCTGTTTGCATATTAATACCTCTCAATTTTCTTAAGTATGTTTTACTCTATCTCTAAGTTCTCCTTTTTTACCATCGTTAAATTGTTGAACTTCACTTAAATAACCTGTAATTCTTCTGATTCTTTCAAATGAAACAGGAACAAGTTTATATTCTAAATCTACATACCCTTTATCGTCTATTGTTATATTTAAATAATCAATTTCTCGATTTGGATATTTTTTATGAATATGTTTTATGTAAGCTTCGATTTCTCTTTGTTCAGCATGAACTCCTTCTGGAGTTTTTGTATTTATTTTCATCTTTTCAAACTCCTTTTTACAAAATAAAAGGGATTACAAATTAGTAACCCCCTTAGAAAAAATGGTAAGTGCCTCTAAATACTATATACACATATAACTTTTTAAAATTAAAATTCGATTAAAATATAAATGTTTTTTTATTAAGTCCACATTGGAATCACCCTCTTTCATAGCCAATAAGCAAAAGAAGGACCCACTCTAAAAGTAAGTCCTTTCCGGAAAAGGTTATTAAACCGATTCCTTTGCTCGTTGGGGTTTCAAATGAGAAATTATTTTATCTACAATTATAGTGTAAATTCCCAATAACAAATTTGCAATCGGAACATATTCCTAATATTTATAATTTAAGTGTTAAAACTTTGTTAATTAGTAATATTTTTATATATATTTTGCATATGCTATGATATGCGAAGCGTTTATGAAGTAGCGACAGCGACCGTAATAAATGCAAAGCGGTTATATCAAGGTTATAGCAATTTGGATATACTATATTCATTTTTATCTAGTATATAAAATTATATAAATTTAT